TCATAATCCAATATCACACGAAGTGAAAGCATTGGGGTTTTTCATCAACAAACCAGAACACAAAAACGGAGTTGCAAATTATTCTGTCAGTGGAAACTACAGAGGCAATGAAATTCTTACCCATCAACTGGGTATTGGAAAATCCTTGATTCCCCTACCACAGCACCATCCAACACAGGAACATTCTGTTCGACATTTGGTTGACAGGGCTTTTTCAAAAAAACCAACTAAGTATCTAAAGTACTTGAAGACTATTCATACTGGTCTTACAAATACCATAGAAGCACACAGACAAAAATGGAATGACTCTCATAAGGCTGCTACAGAGTCTTTTCGTTCCATGAAACAAAAGACAGTGAATTCATTGAGTAATTCTGTTCCTATCGGTAGTACAATAGAACAACACCAACTGATGGCGCATCATCACTCTGAGACTGCGGCACAGCACGAAAGAAATATAAGAGAACTAGAGTTACATCGACAAACCATAACAAGACATGCAAATGCCTTGGGTAGAATCTTTGGAGTTGATGCATCAGAGCAATCATCCGGTGATTTAAATTCAAGAAAAATAGTTTCCGGGGTATGGGATGAGGTTCTATAATGATTGGGTTAGTCCGAGATAGATCATATAGAATAGTAAACAAACTATTCAATCCATCTTTGGATTGGATGAAAGACCAACTAGAAAAAAATGTTTGTTTGGTTTTGTTCAAGAAAAAATTAAATGGGCAATATCGTTCGATGAAATGTACAAGGGATCTATCGAAATTGCCAAGAAACAGAAAAACCATGATTAGCACTATTGAAAATCCTCACGGTTATGATAATATCATTACCGTATGGGAAGTAGAGAGCAGAGAATGGAAAAGTTTTTACTATGAATCCGTTCACTCTTTTACTGTGCTTCTAGAAACTTTGGAGAAAAAATAAATGGAAAATTTAGAATATGTACAAACTCCTGTAGCCAAATTAGTTGAAGTTGGCAATCGTTGTGTTTTAATTCTTGAAGATTGGAACACAGAGGAAGCAATAGATGGCTACAGCCAAGAAGAAGTAAAGAGTTTGATTGAAATGTTACAGCAATCTCTTGATATAATGTCTAGATACAATAGAGTGAACGATAAAATGCCACTCTTCGAAAATTGGGAGGAATCACAACCAAATGTTCAACAAGACTCCTCACCAACCAGAGTGGATTGATAAACTTATCGAAGCGTCTGTGGATGCCGTAAAAGGCTATGAAGATTATTTGTTAGACAAAATCAAATACAATGATTTGGCTAAAATAATGAAAAAACTTCATAATGCAATTCCAGACGAAAATCAACAACCACAAAAAGCAAAACGTATAGACCCAAAAGATTATAAACACTACTTTGATTAATTATGAAAATAGAAGATGAAGTGAAGTTAGATTTTTCTGATGTATTAATTCGCCCCAAAAGAAGTGAATTAGAATCAAGAAATGAAGTATCGTTATTCCGCCGTTTTACATTTAACAATACGGTGTGGGAAGGCGTTCCAATTGCAGCAGCAAACATGGCTGGAGTTGGAACATTCGATGTTGCACAGAAACTATCGGCACACAGAATACTGACTTGCATTCACAAATTTTATTCTGCCGAGAGTTGGGTTGACAACTACTATCAACAATATGCGATCAATCCAGATGTAGATTGCCTTGTCTATAGCATGGGAATGGGTGCGAATCCATACGAAGAATTACAAAAAGCAGAAGCAGTATTGGATAAATGTTCTTTTGTAAAATTCATTTGCATTGATGTTGCCAATGGATATACACAGAAGTTTGCAAACTATGTCAAGACTGTGCGAAAACATTTTCCAGACAAGATCATAATTGCGGGAAATGTTGTGACTAGAGAGATGACAGAAGCATTGATTCTCTCTGGTGCAAACATTGTGAAGGTAGGTATTGGTCCTGGATCAGTATGCACAACAAGAAAAGTAACTGGAGTTGGTTATCCTCAATTGTCTGCGATCATGGAATGTGCAGATGCAGCACATGGTTTGGGTGGGCATGTAATGGCTGATGGTGGTTGCACTTGCCCTGGCGATGTTGCAAAGGCATTTGGTGCTGGTGGAGATTTCGTTATGTTGGGTGGTATGTTTGCCGGAACAGACGAAGCCGCCCAGTACGAGGTTGGAGAAGACGGAACAGAAACTAGAGTTTTCTATGGTATGTCCTCCGATGTGGCCATGAATAAGTTTAGTGGTGGTGTTGCATCGTATCGTGCATCCGAAGGAAAGAAAGTTGTTGTTCCGGAGTCAGGTCCAATCGATGGGGTTGTGCAACAGATACTTGGTGGTCTTCGTTCTGCTTGCACATATATTGGAGCAAAACACTTGAAAGATTTCCCAAAATGTTGTACATTTATTCGTGTCAATCGTCAACTTAATACGATTTATGGAGTTTAATTATGAATAGCACAGATAGAAAAAATAAATTAAAAGTTTCTCGCCGTCGCAAGTTAAAGAAGCAAAGACTTCAACTTGAACTATTGAATGCCAGCAAAAAGACACTGGATCGTCTAGACAGACAGGGCTCGCTTCCAAAGATTGTAAAGCAAAAACTAGGTCGATGAATATCTTTGTCTTAGACCAGAATCCTATTGTTGCTGCACAGCACATGTGTAACAAACATGTTGTCAAGATGATTGTTGAGTCTTGTCAACTGCTGTCAACAGCACACCATGTGTTGGATGGTAATAAGATTACCAGAGTTGCAAAAAATGGTCGCAACTATTCAACATATGAATGTGTGAATGATTTGTTTACTCCAAACATTCTTCGTTGTACTATGGTAAATCATCCTTGTACAATTTGGGTTCGATCCAGCCACATGGCATATAATTGGTTATGGTTACATGTAAGAGAAATGTTGAATGTGTACAGCGAAAGATATGAGAAGATTCATTCCTATTATTCTTTGGTTCAATTTACTCTGATAAAGCATCCAAAAAATATTCCCCATGTTCCAATAGAACCATTTGCCCAAGCAATGCCAGATAAGTACAAAAATAACGATGCTGTAAATGCATATCGTGCCTATTACATAGGCGAAAAAAGTCGGTTTGCTAAGTGGCCTGACGGAAAAACCCCAAGTTGGTATCTTGACGGAATCAAACAACCTGCTATAATTTCAGCATGACATACGGGATTGTGGCGGAACTGGCAGACGCAGCAGACTCAAAATCTGCCGCCCTTAAAGCGTGTGGGTTCGATTCCCACCTGTCCCACTATGGAGACTGAGATGATTTACTAATTATGGACTATACTTGTATTATATTATAAGGAGTCTGCTCGCCTAAAGGCAGTTGGTGTTGATTGGTTTAGAGATATCCAAGCAGCACCGAAACTAAAACTCTCGTCGTAAGGAGAATCGACGCCTCCCCTGTAAGTACTAGGTAAACGACTTCCCCAGTAGCAATACTGGGGTTTTTTTATTTCTAAATATATTATATGAAGAATAAACGGCTAAAATTATTAAAATCATTAATGGAGCAAACACAAACATTTGATCCTGATGCGAATCAACATTTTTCAAAACTTTCACCAGAAGATCAAACTAAGGCAAGAGAAAGATTTGAAAGATTTGCTAGAGTTGGAGCCATAAACCCAAACACCGCGACTCCATTTGGTTGGAGGAGAGCAACAGGGCCTGTTCATGATCGTGATTTTCATGGAAGAACCACGGAAGACTATAAAAAAATATATCATGCAAATCGAAGAAGCGGTGCTTCACACGAAGAAGCATTGCAACATGTTCAGGGAATGAGAAAAAAAGCACATGAAGAGGGACTTGCTGCAATAAAAACTGGTAGAGCAGAACATCTTCGTGGCGAAAGAAATGCTAGAAATTTAACAGCAGCAGATCAAATTAAAAGAGATAGTAGGGAATCTACTGACTTATTTCATGCAGCAATGGGCGCAGCCGGTAAAGCTCATGAGTATTTTACCAATGCTACTCAATCTTGGGACAAACTATCTCCAGAGGCTACCAAACACCTTTCTTCCATTACACGAATGGCAAGACACGTTATACACAATACGGTTATCGGTGGTTTGAGAAAGGTTTCTGGTGATTTTGTAAAACACGCACAAGATAGATTTACTTCCAATTTTTCTGGAGTTAGACCTTCAGATTTTGGTTATAGTAAACCACATGACATTGTTCCAAGTTTAATACGACCAACAAGAGTTCAGCAAATACTAAAAAATTATTCTAATCTGTCCGGTTATCATGGACCCCATAAAGAATATGTTCATGATTTGTATCAGGGGCCCGATAGAGATGGTTTTGATCCCGGTGGCACTGACAGTAAACGAATGCATGATGTAGCATCACATATTGGTGAACTTGGAGACATACATCCATTCGCAAGACACCTTCATTTGGGTGCAAGCCATAGAACATCGTCCTCTACTTCTGCAATGCACCACTTTGAAGATATTATAGGTCATCATATGACCAGTCATAGATCTTTAGCAGGAACTAGCGATACACCACACGAAGGATTCAGTAGACAGTGGACTAGTAGTTCTCCTATAGGTGCTTATAAATTTACACCACAACACGGAGATGTTGGAAGCAGAGTTGACGCAGAAAAAAGAAAAGATGTAGATCAGACTATTAGATCTGGAATGCATGATGTTATAGGCCACATTTGGGCAATACCAAATTTGTCTAGAAGTGATAGAAGAAATTTAATGAAACATTTTGAAGTACAAATGAGGCATCATAATGTAGCAGCAATGGCAAATCCTCGTATGTACGCTGAACATCACGCAGGGAAAGCAGCACAAGAAGCCGAAGCAGCAGCCAGCCAACGAGAACAAGCCAGAGAAAGAGCCAGGCAAAGAGCAAGTGCTGGTGGCTCTGGTGAAGCACCACCACCAAGAAGAAGTAGATGGGCTCATAGAGAACAACCACATGAGATTTTGGGTATTGGTCCAAATGCTTCTCCTGCTGAAATTAAAAGAGCATTCAGAAAATTATCATTACAGCACCATCCAGATCAGGGTGGAAGTGCTGAAATGTTTAAAAAGATAAACGATGCTCATGCACATATGAGTGGCAAGTTAAATGAAATGGTAATGATGCTTGCCGAATGGATCACAAAAAGATATAAAAAATAAGTTGATTGGCTTGCGTTGAGCGTTATAATTGGAGTCGTTAATGCGCCTCCATAGCTCAGTCCGGTAGAGCAGTTGACTTTTAATCAATTGGTCCTAGGTTCGAATCCTAGTGGGGGCACTTACAATTGAATACGCGCTCATAGATTAACTGGCTAAATCCCCGCCCTTTCAAGGCGGTGAGTCGGGGTTCGAGTCCCCGTGGGCGTATTATGAAGACATCTGAGATTCATGTTACTTTTGTCGATGATAACGAGAAAGATATTATCTTTTTTGTTTTGTGTTTCAAGGATGAAACTATCGTGAAGAAATTTGCTTTCAAGAACAGAGACAAGGCAGAAGAGACTGCACTTTCTTGGAACAATTCTGTTGACAATAACTAAAAAAAGTTTATAATGTGTTTTGTAAAGAAGTGAGGGTTGATGAGACTTACTCCCACTTCTTGAGTGAACAAGTCTCAAAAAGGATTCTTTTTACTATGGCTAATACTCTTAGCAAGACTCGCAAGGTCATCAACTATCTTGCAAACGGTAATTCAATTACCGCTGCCGAGGCTCGCGCCCGCTTTGGCGTTCGCAACCTCCGCGCCACGATCAGCAACATTCGTGAACTGGTCGAGCGTTTTGGAAATTGGGAGATCGACACTGACGTTTCTCCCACGGGCAAGACCCGTTACACCATGGTCGACACTCATCCGGGTGATCGCGCCTATGGTTTCCGTGCAGACGGTACTCGTTACCTACTCTGAAAAACTAAGACTGCCCTCCTAATCGATCCATAGTGATTACAGTCATTGGGGTGCTGCTAGAGGGAGCAGCACCCTTTTTATTTTGTCATAAATATTTTGGAGGATTTATATGGAACCAAAGTATTTTTATGCTAAAGTAGAAATAGATGGACGTTGTGTTGATTTGCTATTGACTAACTCTGAAACTGTCAGAGCATATAGTAGAGCAAAAGAAAATCCTTCTATGGTTAGTGATGTTCGTGGATATACAGAACTTTGCTGCGAAGTTCCTGTAGAAACTCGTAAGTGCAGCATTTGGGAAAAACTTTTAGGCAAATGTAATTGCCAATAATGGAGATAATATGTCATCGATTAAAATGGTTCGTTTGAGTTCTGGTGAAGAAATTATTTGTAAGTGGAGAGTTGATAAAGATGCAGATTCCAAGATTCATATTTTAAAGGATGCTGCAATTCTTTTCCCAATGGGACAAGGTAAGTTGGCATTTGCAAAGTGGATGCCTTATGTTTCAGAAGAGCAACATAAGTATGGTATAACTGTTCCTGAGAAATTTGTGATGTTTGTTGTTGATATTGATGCTGAAATGGAAAAGCAATACCAATCAATGATTAGTGGTCTTGTTGTTCCAAGCAATGGATCAGTAAGTGGTGGACCACTCGGAGCAGGATTGAAACTTACGACTTGACAGGAATCGAACAACAGATATAATTTTGTTGTCGGTTCCCGTAGCTCAGTTGGATAGAGCATTCGCCTTCTAAGCGAATGGTCAGTGGTTCGAATCCACTCGGGAACGTTCCTCTGTAGCTCAGTAGGTAGAGCGGGAAGCTGTTAACTTCCATGTCACTGGTTCGATTCCAGTCGGAGGAGTTTGAGCGCCACTTTAGCTCAACGGTAGAGCCTTGCTTTTGTAAAGCAGAGGTTGCGGGTTCGAATCCCACAGGTGGCTTGGCGAGTATACTCAAGCGGTCAACGAGGTCTGACTGTAAATCAGATGGCAGCGCCTACGGGAGTTCGAATCTCTCTGCTCGCATTGTGTAGGAGGTTTTATGGAAGGAAAACATGGAGCCGGAAAAGGCGATTCGTATAGACCAGTAAATTATAAAAAATGGTCTGATAATTGGGACAAGATATTTAAAAAGAAATCTAAGAAGGAGAAAAAGAAATGAACTATAGACCAGGTGAAGGTTACGATAAAGGATATACTTGCAGAATGAGTGGTGGATCTAAGCCAGTACAAGCGGCTACACCATCTGATGCATATTGGCAAGAATATTCCACAGGGTGGGAAGATGCCAATGAAAAGATCATCAATGAAGCAAGAGCAAGAAATGGTATGCTGAATGAACACGGAAAACAGCAATTCTTGCAAGACTGAAGAATCTGTACTAAAAAATCATCCTCTCTACCAAAATAGAGAGGATGATTTGCTTTATAGATTGATGAAAGAAAACGAAGAACTTAAGACTGAATTAGAGTATTGGAGCAAAAATTGTTCCAATTAAATGACCATTAGCCAAATATACATTTATATTATTTTGTTGCTTTGTACAATAAGCCAAAACATAAGTTGCTGGTATTTCTCTAGCAACTAAAGAATTAATTGGGGATTTTTCTCTCCCTCGTGTCAAAAAATTATTTTGACCAGAACCAGATAATATGGGTTGGTCAAACAGATTCGATGGACCACTTTCTTTTTCAACTCTAAACGATAAAAATTCTCTAGAGTCAAATAAAACATTTCTATCTGCGCCACATGGTGAATTTGTACTAGATCCATTTGAATTGTCTTTGAGATCTGAGTATTCATTGCATGAAATTAAATTGATTGTATCAATTTTTGGAACAATTATTAAATATTGATTTTCATTTAAATTTTTTAATTCTGAGTTATCAATTAACATAAAATTATTCATTAATTTTATAAAACTTAAATCATAATAATCGTTGCCACCAATATTGACATAATCATCTATTGTTCCTTCTGTCCTTCTGACTCCTCTTTGTTTAGAATGCAACATATACCAACCTTCATTTGTGTTAATCTCATAATTAACTACTCCATTTATAGTTCTGGAATTTAAAGACACCAAATCTTTAGAAATTGGTATAATTTTATTAACACGATAAAATCCGTTAAATAAATTATCTCTTTGTGATGTTCCCAGTATATCAATATTTGAAGATATTAAAAATTCTTTACTCAACCAATTTTTATTATACTCAATAAATAAACTTTGGTTTTTATAAAATTTTTCTTGTAATTCGTTTAGTTCAGATGCTTGAAGCATTCTTTTTTCTTTAAAATCTATTAAATTTGCATTTTGATATATTGAATTTGTAGATTCTCTAGAAAAGTAAGGATTGTTTTTAAGCGGGAAGTTAAATTCTGATTCTTGAGATAAATTTGGTAAATTTGCAGATTCTTCAATAAACAAAGGACCAAAACTATATGTGGCAATTTCTGGTTTTTGTATTGATCTCAGAAATGTATTTTGTCTATAAGTAATTGATCCAAATGACCCATCTCCAAAACCTATTAGTTCTAGAGGATCATTATCTGGATAGCCTGGAATTGATTCTTCGGGATGATATATATTAGGCAAACACCAAGTGTTTATATCTACAGTTTTAGTTTCATCGTTTAAATAAAATATATTTTCTGGATTACATCTATTTAAATCTGGAGTTCCAATATTTTTTCTAGCGGCCCCGTGTTTGTGATTGGAAAATCCAAGAAATAGAGTTTCTCCCTCATTTGATACAGTAAAAACTGATGCACCATCATCACCCTGTCCTCCGGTGTGTATCCAATCATTCATTACCCAATTGTCCTCAAACTGCGTTATGCCCCAAAACGTTCCAAATCCATAAGTTTCTGGTAAATTTCTGTCGGGTCTTCCAACATAAGAACCACTTGAATTTTTCTTAATTATTGCTTTTGTTACAGTTGCATTTTGACTGACACCATAAGTAGGAAAGTTTTCTTTGACTTTTCCAACTAAAACTTTATATCTTTTTATTCTTTGGGGTATTGGTTCTTGTCCTTTTTTCATTCTGAATAAAGTAAAAGGCTCTTCATTTATTATTATTGTACCGATGCCATAATTATCACATGTGTCTGGTGGATCAAGAATAACATCAAATGCTTTACAAGCACACTCAAATACTCTAGTAATAAATTCATTTATTTCTGGATCAAAGAATGAAGCCGTTGTATCAGCGCACGGTGGACCTACTGAGTGACCAATTCTATAAAGGTATTCCTCTCCACCATCTTCATATGAAGGTCCTGTATTTTCTAGCAATACTGCACCAGAAAGAAGAAACGACCCGTTGAACCATAAATTCATATCATTCCAATATTCTGCGCTTTCTATATCCGTTGGTTTTATTATTCTAGATGGATATCTTAGTCCGTCATCTGGTGCTTTTAATCCAAAATTTTCTAAACATTCTGGAACCGTACCCCCTGAATTTTCTACAGCAGTTCCGTATAAGTTACAACTCCAAAACGCTCCGCTGCATTGGCCAATTTGATCGCTTAATTTAGAATAGGAGTATTGAGCAGCACATCTAGGCCATGGTAAAGCTTGACATACATTATATCCTTCATAACATTCTGGTAAATCAAGATCATAACACGGTCTACAATAAACCGATCCACCATCTCCTAATCTTCTTATACCAAATATAACACCACTAAAGTCTAATTGTAATGGTATTGTTTCTCCATCTACAGTTATTGTTTCAGAATTGGTAAATATATTTTCATTCAAAGATATTGGATATGCTGTTCTGTATTGTGGATAAACTTGTGGTGTTGTATTATAGTTAAATATACTAACTTTATTCAATACAGAAGGTGTGTTTAGTCTGTGAATCCATGTCATAGTAAAAATATGTATAAACATAAATACAAGTACAAGACGGGCTCGCGAACTACGCTGTTCGTGCGAAAAAGGAACTTCGCTACCTTTCGACCGTCAGGGGGGGATTCGGGTAATCCCCCCTATCTTTTTCTACATATAGTAACATGGCAGAAGAAATAGCAAACATAAAAGTAATTCCAGTTGTTTATGAAAAAGGCACAACGGGTTCCTATGTCTTAGATTTGCGTGGGGAAAAGAAAATAATAAAATTTGGCGATAATGTTGAAAAAAATGATGATTGGGAATCAATTGTCTATTCTGAATTCACTGGTTCTCCGAGAGTTGACATTGTTACAAATTTGGCAGATCCAACAATACCAAAATTATTTTTGGATGTAATCGTTCCAGAACTACAGGAAAATAGAATAGAAGCAGGTCTAGTTCTTTATGAAAATTGGGCAGATTTACCTTCAATCTATCCAGATCATCCTAATGGAATTTCTTTTAACTCGGCTTTGTTTAAAACTAATTTACAAACAGAATTAGATAAATGGTCTGGTGTAACAAATTATCAAACATTCTTTAATAATTATCCTCATGATATTGAAGTAGGATATGAATCATATGTCTCTGGAAAAATAAACGGATATACTGGTGATGGTGTAGATATTCCTGGCATAACAGGGCCATTAGTTTTAAATGGTATTACTTTACTTAGTCTTACTTTGACTGCTGCAAAGGAATTATCTCCTTCTTCTAGGGTTTATGAATACCACGCACCAGTTCTACCTTATAATTTTCCAAGTCCTGCTTTGGGGGCGGATTGGTATCAAAGAAGCAATATTGGATATACAGAGAGTGATCAAGCATATGCAGATTTCAAGATAATGGCTCTGCAAAGATTTTCAGATAAAGTGAATCTTATAAAAGGAAGTTCGGATCTGATAAATCTTGAGGTTTATCCAAAACACTTTGCTGGATACACTTATCCGATGGGTGAATTTGAGTTTGGTTATCCAGATCAATTTGCGCTCAAAGCAAATGGAACAAAGGAATATACCTATGTTTCAATCAAGGGTGCATATGATAATATTCCAACTAGTAAAAGAGTACAGTTGCAAACCAGTCCGGTGATTTATAATGGATCTGGTTATTTAATATCTCAACTTACATCTGTTGCTGCTGTTCAGCAATTGGATGCCTTAATTTGGACTAATGAGTTTCTAGCAAATTACATTATAAAACCAGCAAAGGATGCCGGAGCCAGAAGTATGTTTATTTGGCATCCTTGGTATCAAGATACAATAATAGCCGGCAGACCATTAACTGGTATATGGAATTCTGACGGTGATAATTTAACACTAGTGACAAGAAAACTAATTAATGATTTATTTACTGACACTGGATATACAGGCACTATAGGGCTGACAAATGATTCTGCATGGGCAGCACAAAGTACAAAAATATACGCATTGACGGCTGCCACAGAAAAGACAGTTTCTATGGCTGATCTTTTCAGACAACTTTAATATTGATTTTTATCATTAGTTTGTTATAATTCGTGTCATGCAAGTTTGTCGTGCTGAAGAATATCTTCAATTGGCATATCCAATGTGTCTTAGTATTCCTAGACAGAAGAAGCATGTCTCTTTGATCATTTGCAAAAAGAGAATTATTTCTGTTGGTATGAATTACTTCAAGACCCATCCAAAAGCAAAAGAGATTGGATATCAATACGAGGAAATGCATTCTGAACTTGATGCCTTTCGCAAACTAGACAAGCAAGATAGGCAAAAAAAACTACATCTCATTAATGTCCGTTTCAATCGATTCGGTCAAATGAGAATGTCAAAGCCGTGTGAAAAATGTTTACCGTGGTGTATTGAAGTTTTTCACACAATTCACTATACTACTGATAACGGTGTTATCCGTCTTAACTACTAAAAGGAGTAATTATGATTTATCGTACTAGACTGTTTGGATCTGTTGAATCTTTTGTTTGCGCTCTTGTAACCGCTGGTCTTTTTGTTCACTTTTCTGGTGCAAATTTCGACAATGTTTTGGCTGTAGTTATGGCTATTGCTTCTGTTGGATTTGTTTATCTTGGTATTTCATCCTACAAGGATAAGAACGAAGATCTTCGTAGTGAACTTCGTGTTGAGCGTGAGTTCACCGCCCAAGAGGATACTAAGCGCGAACTGAATGATCGAATTGCTGGTCTTGAGCGTGAGTTCAATAATCTAGCAAACAAGAACTAATCTTGTTGTTGGCACGGTAGACCAATAGGCAGAGTCAATAGACTTAAAATCTGTGTAGTGTGGGTTCGAGTCCCACCCGTGCTATTTTAGGAGATGCAAATGTTTCGACTTCATATTGATATTCCACTTTCAATGACAGAACAAGATTCAGTTTCTATTTCTCAGAAGATTATCGACCTTCTAGAAAAAGAAAAGATGTTGACTTTTGGTGTGGAACAGGTAAATTATCGTTTGGGACACGACGAAGATCGTCAAAAGAGCAATTACTTGATCAAGAATGAAAATGGTCATGTCTCAAACAAAAAGTGTCACATTTATTGGATGTGACTTCATGGGATGTGGGGGTCTGGGAGGCCCAGCCTTGCTTATAACGAGGTGGCAGTAGGTTCGAATCCTATACATCCTATTTTATAAATAAGGTACGGAGAATTAATATGGCCAAATTTTCAGTACCAGCCGGTTGTAGAGATGCGATGACAAACCTTCATAACGCCCACAATGAGCGTTATAACCGCATAAAAACAAAACTAACTCAAGCAAGAGTAGACGCAAAGGAAAGTGATCGTCTAATCGGTGCATATATGGACACCCATAATGTTCTGCATGGCGCAGTCCAAAAAGCATTATCTGCAAAGGTAACAGAAATGCCCGACACAGTTAGAGACACACTACATGCCGCTAGTGTTCATGCCGGTGATGTTCATTCGTCATTGACAAAAGGCCAAAGAGGCGCTGATATTGGAAGACAAACTGTTGCTGGAAAGCCAGTAGGATCTAAAATGGCTGGACAAAAAGTAGATCCACAGACACATCTACTAAAAGTAATTTCCGATATTAGAACTAGACACGGCAAACAGTAAACGTTATACTGTTTGACATGAAAAACAAAAACTACTTAGAAAAGGTGCTTATTAATTCATTTGCATTTCTTTTGGTGTCTTTTGGTATAACAATGATGATTCTTTCTTTTTCATTCATGTGTGACACCATTAAAAAGATTGAAATTTACACAAAATGATAGACATTGAAATTCGATTAATGGAATTGGCCAATAAATGGCGATATGCAAACCAAGAAGTATATGATGTTTGCAGAGATGCCGTTGAACAAATTCGTTTGTTGAGAGTCACTAACCCAAAGAAAACAATGCCATATGATCCCGGAACCAGTGGTTGGGGTAAGGGTAAAGATGAATAACGAGAAAAAATATTTTACCTACTACGATGCATTATTTGCAACCGCAATTTTGTGCATAACATTCTTTATGCAACTCATAGTATTTGAACGTTTGGAAACTCGCGTTAAGGATCTTGAAATCAAAATTTCAGCATATGAATTCCGAAACTCGCAATTTGATTGATCACTACCACTACTGGAACACAGATGCCATCATTGCTGATCTTGAGACTAAGCGGTTTAACTATAGTGTTTTGTGTTGCAATATTGGCAACGATTTTAATATCGCAACTGTGGTACGCAATGCGAATGCATTTTTGGCGAAGGAAGTAGTGATCTATGGCAATAAGAAATACGATAGACGGGGGACTGTCGGTACTCATCACTACACCAAATTCCGTCATGTTAAAGGCATTGAAGATCTCGGCTCCTACATTGAAGAAACTATTTCCAAGTATGAAGGCAAAGTTAAATTATTGGGAATTGACAATGTACCTGAAGCAAAAGATGTAAACACATTTGATTTTGATCCAAGTGTGCATTATATTATGATTTTTGGTCAGGAACAAATTGGAATTCCTGCCAATGTTTTGTCTATGTGTGATGATCTTCTTTACATTCCCCAGTACGGCTCTGTGAGAAGCATCAATGTTGGTACTGCCTCTGGTATTATAATGAACAATTATTGTGCCAAGGTTCACTCCTTCGTGGTGTAATGGTAGCACAAGAGGCTTTGAACCTCTTTGTCTAAGTTCGAATCTTAGCGAAGGAATTATGAAAGACACTTTTAAATCTCGTTATAATCAAAAGCGCACAATCACAGAACAAGGTGATGGTTCTTACTTGGTTGAGGGAGAGAGCCGGTATTATCGCTGTGGTGCTAATGAAGGAGAGGATAGCATTTGGATGGTAGACTTTGAAGGTGGTCCATTTATTGCTGTTGGCGATCCTTTGCTTGGTTCCAAGAAAGAATATGGAACAGTAACTAGAATCGAAATTCTTAAAGAACAAAAAGAAGGTAGTTTTGCCGTAAAAGTATTTTGTGAATAAATACTTGTATGGCTGATCAATTTTCTTTCAATATCGATCCATCATTACTAGAAGGTGATTTTGGCTTTAGCACAGTAAACCAAGAAGAACTTGGTAGTTTGCTTTCTCCTAGTCTGACTGAGCCAGAAGAAATATCTGCTATTAAGTCAAAACTAGATTTGATTTTAGAGATGAATTCCACATGCGAAGGTGCAATGGCTGTAAAGTCTCAATATGACGAATTGCTCAAAGCCAGAATGACCGAAATCGAAAAAGTAATACTACCTCTTCTCGCTAGTCTTAAAAAGAACAAAGCAAAAGATTATATCTTTTGGCCAGGCGCACAGAGAGAAGCCCAGTGTGATCTTCAAATTCAAAAACTTTTATCCTTGACTCGCGCAAAACTTTGAATTATAATTCAGTTGTGCGGGTGTAACTCAGTGGTAGAGTGTTGGTTTTCCAAACCAATTGTCGAGGGTTCGATCCCCTTCTCCCGCTTACTATGCGTAGTTCAGTGTGTGATGCTGACTAGGATCATTGGTTGCAAACAGTGATTGAGTATGGGTGCAGGCCCCACGCTACGCTTTATGAATACATTATTTGTTGAAAATAGAACTGAAGAGTGGCAAAAATATAATAGTTATTGTGGTACTAATAAATGGTTTGCTGGCTGGGCTATTAATTATAATGCCGCTACAAATGGTTTAGGTTATCAAAATTATGATTATGTTGTAATTGGAGACACACTCGGAGATGGTGAATCCCCGGTGTCTTTTGTGAAATACATTATCGATAATCGTATAAAAATTGGTACAATATTATTGTTCATAGAAAATAGTCATTTAAGGCAGACTATTGAAGATGAATTTCTTAAAAACTTTTATTCAGTAAAAATTTTTACCAATTCTTGGGAAGAAACTTTTGCTAATAAATAACTTTGGTATTGTTGATCTCGGATAGAAACACGAACAGCACTGGGGTTCGAATCCCCACGACTCCATTAGCCTAACCGAAGGATTCTGCAATTCCTTAGAGATGGCGAGACAAGTCCTCGTAGCAGCGGGGCACAATTAGGGGTCGAAAGGAATCGACTGGCGTAGAGTATTGAAGAAGGAGATACCCGACACGGGTAACAAGTGTCGTAAATAAACAGTTGCAACAACAAAAGCCGCACCAATGCGGATGGCTGCTTAAAGCAGTGGGGTTTCCCGGTTTTCCCGCGACTGAAAAACCGGGTTTTTTATTGAATGCCAATTTAGTTTTAGTATAATACAATTATGCCAAAACGAGTATGGGATAACATTGACGAAGAAGCAGTTTCTCAAGGTAATGCATTTCGTCGGCAACTCACTCAGATTGCCAAACGAGCAATGGGTAAGCAAATTATCAAACAACGCAAAATGCACCTAGACGGTGTTTATGTCGTTCAACGCAAACTTGTGGGTGTGAAATTCCTGCCGCTAGGATTGAAGCACTACCATATACCACTAAATGTGTCAAGTGTTCTGATGCCAAGCCATATGTTGGCTTCATGGATTGGTATCATAAGACAGCACCCGAACTTGTTATGATCAACTCAGGAGATAAAGAAAATCTCCGAAGAGCGCAACGAGTCTCAAACAGAGCCCGCTAAACAGCGGGTTTTTTATTTCACATTAATTTTGATCGATAACTTTCTATCGGCAGATGTCAGATAGAAAGTTGTATTCTTTTGGCCTGTTTTTATTGATATGTAAGAATTTGAAGTTCCTGGCAGACCAATATTCAACACATCTTCCGTGATTCTTGTTATCTTGGAATTTGGTTCTGTTGATGAAAAGGTAAATAAATTGTTCAATAGAGTTGGGCTTGTGAGTATAAATTTAAGAGTTGTGTTTTTATCTACTTGTAATTCGGAAATGACGCCACTATTGCTTGCTAGCGTGTTATTTGTCTTTTTCAGTTCGATGATATTGAATTTGGTCTTTGGTCTGACATAAGAAACAGATTCAACCACCCCCACCGTTTCTTCTGTGGTGGTTTGTGCTGAAGAAGTAATTCCGGCTATAAACTGTTGAGATTGTTGGCTAATTATTTCAATATCAACATCTTCACATGTTGTGTTCGCTGTGTATGTTGATAGTATTGCGTTTAGTTGTTTTTTCCGTTCATCACACAAAAACATATTTTGGCAAGGTATGCAAACGGGGCTTCCCTGTGGGAAGTTCAATACGCATGTTCCATATGTTTTATCATTTATATTAGCATTTGTTTTTGATTCGCCTTGAAGATACAAATTAACTAAGATAGGCGAACCAATTAAATTTTCATTTGCTATAGTCTGATCTACTTGTAAATTTTCAAAGCCATCTGAATCTACAAATATGTTCATAACCTTGAACTTTTTATTTTGATTGCTTTGAGAGCCACTAAATTCAATATAGTCCCCTATTCGTACTCCCATTTTGGTAAATGAGAAAAGACCATTAGACAGGGTATTTTTGATTAAGTTTTTTCTTTGATTTGAAGAAGAAACCGTGGTGGAAACCTTTGAGAGTTGTGGTGTTGTGACAAAAAACTTTGGATTATATAAATCCTTTTTTGTTGAAACGTTAGTAGCAGACACCAACTCTGCTCGTATTATTGTGTTCTGATCAAATGATTTGAATGTATAGATTCCAGATAAATTTGATTTTACATTATTAGAATCTTCAACATAGTTTGCGTTTGAAAATTCAAATGTTATACCAGATTGAACTGAATTAAAGAACGAAGAAATAAAAGCCAAATCGTCTGGATTTTTAGAATTGCTGTAATCTATTACAACCTTTGTCTGTGAATCATAAAACAAAAATGAGGGTGTTGTGGTTAATGACCTATTTTTCTTGAATGTATAGTCTTCTGTTGATGAAAAAATTAATCCAAAGAATACATCACTTGCAACCAGATAAAATGATCTAGTGTCTAAGTTTGTAAATGCTCTTTTGGTATTTTTTCTAAAACCAGACATATTAAGAGCCAATATAACTTAGTTGCTGAGTTCCCTCCACAGAACGAGCATATAAGGCACTAACGTTACTGCACTCTATGTAAATGCTTTCTCCTGGCTCTAACGGATATCCATCTATTGGATTTCTAGTTAAATTTCCACCACCAATATAAACTATCGCAGTGTTTGAACTACTTGCCTTCAGTGTAACACCAACTTGTAGTGGAGTATTTGAGTTTACTTGTGTTACTGATGGAGTCAAAGAAATTGTTGCGCTTGACACCTTAGATGGTCTGGTGATTTCGCTAATCCTTGCTCGTAGATTTCCGCTTGTTATATCGGTTCTAATGTTTGATATAGGAGATGTGTTTGTTTTGATGTCAGTCAATCTCCCAATCAAATTGCTGTTTTCGCCGGATAGAGCAGCAACTATAGCAGAATCATCAATAGAAATTTCATTAGTTACATCTACGTTTAGCGGAGTTGTTGCAGTAACTTCTATTGCATCTCCGTTTTCACCTTTAACAATTATTGCACCACCAGAGGTTGTTCCGGCAACAACTAGTGGAATGTTATTGTTATTGAAAACACCAACGCTTGCTCCTACATTTACTGTTGCTGTAAATCCAGCATTAGTCATATAAACATTGAGTGCATTTGATGTTGAATTTAGTGTTGTACCAGATGAATCATAAAGTCTGGTTAGGACTTTGGAACCCAAGTCAGAGCCCAACACAGATACAGTATCTGTTACTGCGTTCAGTGCTCTTCCACCACTTACAGTAACGGTTCCAGTTACTCTTACGCTATCGTTAGATGAAGATAGATATCTTCCACCAGTTATTGTGATTGGATTTACTGTTATACCCCCAGAACCGGCACCACCGATAATAACTGGTTGTGAAATATTAACTGTGCCTGTTACTCCAACTAGAGTTCCATTAGTAATTCCCTGAACTCTGGCTGTTACTGGAAGTTCATAGCCAGTACTACCTCTCACATAAACAAAACTTCCTGTGGTTCCAGTATTTGTAACTGTTACAGCGCCGCTAATTGTTCCTGTAATTCCAACTCTAGTTGCTGGATTTGCTGAATAAATATTTACTGGTAGTGGTGTTGTTTGTGAGACTCTGAATGATTCTGCACTGGCACCCCATACTAGTTTTGTTAGTTGAACGTGAGCAGCATCTGCGCTTAAACCATTGACAAATAGATAATCCGTGGCTATACTTGCAGTGTTTCCTGAAACATCAATGGTCAGATCTTTATCGGTGTCTGGCATTAAAAATCTCCGTATTAAGTAAAGTATGTATAACTATAGAAATAGGACAGTAAATGATATTTGATATTGAAAAGCAACAGCAGTTTTGTAAAAAAGTAGAAAACCATGTCAAAAAATGGGACTGTACCTATTTAGAGGCAGTCATAGCAGTCACAGAGGATATGGAAATTGAACCAGAGGTATCTGCCAAGTTTTTGACAAAACCAATTATTGAGAAGATTCAAGAAGAGGGTAGGCAGATAAATCTTCTACCAAAAATAAAAAATAAACTTCCAATCTAGCAATAATCTGTTATAATTACTTATGTTCGTGGCGGGGAGTTCCCGTCTTTCACACTAGCAGTGGGTAGATCCCACAAAGGATTTAGATGTCATCATTTAGCGATTTTAAAAAGAAGGCAAAGTCTAGCATTAGCGACTTAACCAAGGCTTTAGAAAGCCTTGATGGAAAGAAGGATTACAAGGATGATCGTTTGTGGAGGCCTGAGCCAGATAAGTCTGGTAACGGCTATGCGGTTATTCGCTTCCTACCCGCTCCGAAGAACGAAGAACTCCCATTTGTGAAGATGTATTCACATGCCTTTCAGGGCAAGGGTGGTTGGTTCATTGAAAATTGTCTAACAACTAACGGTGGTAAGTGCCCCGTTTGCGAATTGAACAATGAACTTTGGAACAGCGGCATTGAAACAGACAAGAATATTGCAAGAGAGAGAAAGCGTAAGTTGACTTATATCTCTAACATTCTTGTGGTTAAGGATGAAGCAAATCCACAAAATGAAGGTAAGGTTTTCTTATTCAAGTATGGAGTTAAGATCTTTGATAAGATCAAAGAAGCCATGTATCCTGAATTCAAGGATGAGCAAGCAATTGATCCATTTAACTTTTGGTCTGGTGCGGACTTTAAGTTGAAGATTCGTAAGGTGGCTGGATACACCAATTACGATAAGTCAGAATTTGCAGCATCATCTCCACTATTCGGTGGCGACGATGCAAAACTTGAGGCCCTTTGGAATAAGCAATATTCTCTACAGGATTTTGTCGCACCAAAGAATTTCAAGGAGTATTCTGCACTGAAGTCTCGTCTGTATGAAATTCTTGGCGACGATATTCGTTCTACTCTAATGGAGAACACAAGTCGAGCCGAAGACGAGACAGAAGAACCAAACCCTTTTGATGCTCCCAGTCGCACCAAACCTTCACCAAAGAAGCAAGAACCGGCTCCAACAGATGAGCCGGGCGAGGAAATGGATTCCTTGTCTTACTTCCAGAAATTGGCTGAAGAGTAAGAAAAAACCCCGCGAAAGCGGGGTTTTTTTATTTAACCATATTCTCGTCTATAGTTTGGAAGCATAAAGGAGTCTTCGGCAGTCTTCTTATAAATGTCATATTGATATGCAATGTTCGTGACATTTACAGTAGAACCACCTGTCTGTAAAACAACATTTGCTTTTTTATCTTGATCATCTTTTTTCTGAGAAGCACCGAAAAGAGATTGCATCAAAGCAAATCCCGGACTCATCATGGCCGCTGCTCCTAATCCTGCACCAAGACCAGAAGCAACACCACCTATAGCAGAACCAATTCCTTGAAGAGCACCACCGACAACACTGCCCACACCACTACCACTTTCTGGTTTTTGTGATTCAATTGTTGATTGTGCGTCTTCACCAATGTCATCTGTTGCTTCTTTTCTCTGAAGACCACCAGAGGATTGTTGCATTGCAGAGAATTGTGCAGATGACTGTTTTTGTTTTTCTAGTTCCGCACCCAAGTCTTTTGATTCTTCTTTTGTTGCTGCTTTGACGGAGGCACCAGAGGAACCAGAGACAGAGGACATCAATCCCTGAACTTTACCCACTTGTTTTTCTACTTCTTCTTTAACGACTTCTGTGCCTTCTCTCATTGCTGCTTTTGCTGCTTTTAATCCCGTTTTTGCTAAACCACCCAAGCCTTTAGCGATTCCACCTGCGGCTTTCATTCCGGCTTTTGCTACTTTAGCAACTTTGGCAGCACCAGTAACCACTCCCAAGAAATGTGCTGGAGTTTCAATTTGAATTGCTCCTGTTTCATTAATCGATGGTTTATTTTGAAGTTGTCCTGATTGAACCATATTAATAAGACTCATTTTATCGTGTCTTGCCAAAAGAACAGAACTCTGTTGATTTAATCCGTCTGTTGCCAAAATTTTTAATCCAGATTCTTTTTGCTTTGGTTCTTGTTGTTTTAATCTTTGCATCATTTCAACTGGTATTACAGAACCAGTATCTTGGTCAATTATTTCTTTTCCTGCCTCCCCAACCAAAGCCGCTTCTTTCTTACCGGGTTTATCTGTATTGAGAAACACTATTTTTGGTGGTTCGTTTCCACCAGCAGTAGTTGCATTTGGTTCTAATTTTGCTTTTATTTGTTCTATGTTTTTTCTGGTTGGGACTAGACTGTTAGAAAAATCAGATTTTACACCAATTTTTCCAGACTTATACGCAGGAATTGATAACAAATTATTGTTGAATTTATCCGTTTTTATTTTATTTGTAAGTGTTCCAATTTTGAATACAGATAGTAATTGTTTTTCTTCATTTTTTGGAAGAAGAACTGAGTAATTTGTTTCAATTTTTGCAAAATTTGGTTTCTTTGGAGAAGTATTAGTGTTTGTTTCCACTAAAACTTGTTTTAATTCTGGGGAATCTTCCATAGATTCTTCTGGTTTTATTAATTTTGGTAAAACTTCTATGGTTTTTTGATAAATTTTTTCAACAATAGGAGAAACTTTATTTAATTTCAAAAAAGGCAAAACTTTTTTCTTAAGTTCTTGCGTCAAGAATTTTTTAATTTGAGTTTTTTGTGCCTTTTTCATTTATGTTTACGCTTGTTTTAGTTTTTCGTTCATTTCTTCTATGTGTTTTCTCATCATTTCTACAAAAAGTGTTCTCTCCCACGGTATCATTCTTTCAATTTGATCAATTGGTACTTTATGTTCAAAGAATATTTGAAAATTTATCTTTAGAACTTCTACTAAATTTGCATAACCAAAAATAATTCTAAAAAATCGGAAAATCCTCGTATTGTAATGTCTCTTTTTACACCATCTTTTGTGGTGTATTCTATTTTTTGCTCAATTGTGGGTATTTCTTTCAAAAAGTTTAGCAAATTTTTAAATTGTTTTGCTGTAAGTGTTTCCAAAAACTGTATAACTTCTTCATGAGGCACGTCTTTTGTATAATATTGTTCTTCTCCGGACTGAATTTCTTCTATACACAGAGATAAAAGTTCTAAAACACCAGTTTCGTCTTCTTGGATATTGAATTTATTAAGTTTTAGATACACATCAAGAGTCGGTTGTGCTAAAACTACAGAAATTGAAGAATCTAATGCTATTTTGTTCTTAGGTTTCTTGTTTGTGACTTTAGTATTTCTTAAATCTACAAATGATTGTACTTTTTCGTTAGTAACTGGACATGTAATATAACATTCCACTACTTCACCAACAGATTTTTCTCTTATTTTCAAAAATAAGTATTCTAAATCACAAAATGGCAAATTTTTACAGTCGTTGTCTGGTAAACCAGTAACACACGAATTTATAACCTCTTGTATGGTTGTCATCAAGTTGTCGAATGAAGAAGTTTCTTTTGCTATCAATAGATTCTTCTCTTCCCTGACAACAAATGGTCTATAAGTTACTCTTTTTTGTGTAATTGGCAAAATTTCAGTATACTTTGGTGTTTTTTCTATTAACAGTTCTTTTAGCATTATAATTTCACTTTCTTATGATATTTATTTTTCAAGTTTAAGATTGTCCCGGTAAATATTGATAACTGGTATAGAAAATATTTACGCTAAATCTGACAACTGAATTCATTTCTATTGCATCAAACTTGGCTGGCAATATTTCTAGGGGAATACATTCTTTTAATAATATTGTGTAATTTATTTCGTTGGTTTGTGACAATGCTTCTATTTTTATATCTCTTTTTATGTCATCAAAATAACCAACTCTATTGACTAACGTTCCTCCGGTTCCTAAACCAGATAATCCATTTGCATCTATTGTTGCGATAGTTTGCCAGTCTTCGAAGTATTTTCTGCTATTCCAGTTTCCTTCGATTGCAAAATCAAACAAATTATTATTGTATTCTATGCCATATATTGCTGGTATTGGTGACATGGCACCGGACAGAAAATCACCATATGCTTTAAGTTTCTTAGATGGTATTTGTGCTAAAGGACAAAGAAATACCTGTTGACTTCCATTTGGTGGGATTATAATCACTCTATATCTACTAGAAGTCTGTACTCCATTGTTTTGTTTTAAATATTCAAATAAACCACCCGGATTTCCGGGAAATAGGGATGACATTTAATTTTTTCCTCTGAAAAGATTATTTTCGGTTAAAACCATGAATTTCCATCCGTTTTTTGAGCAAAATTTAGATGCAGAGTCCCACTTAGATTTATTTATCTGATATTGAACCATCTCTGTTAAAAATGTTCTATTACTCTTCTCGCCACGCTTTGGTTCTTTTGTCTGTTTATCTGGTTTTATTTCTACAACTATTGTTTCTATTTCATTTTGTTTTTTAACTTCAAAAAGAAAATCAGGATAATACATGTGAACTTTATTATCTACTGGAGAAACATAAGGAATCTGTAGTTCTTCGCTAGACCATCTAATTACATTAGAATTTTCGTCCAAATATTTACAGAAGGTTCTTTCCCAAAGAGACCTACATATAATGTTGTCGGGGTTGCCGACGTACTTTTGTGGATTTTTTGGTTTATATTTACTCTTGTAGGCCATAGGAATCTAATGTCAAATACAGTTCAGTATCCAACCTCTAATACTTATCAATCCAGAGTAGCAGCTTGGGTATCTTTTACACCACAAAATTTTAGCACTAGATCAGACACAAAAAAAGCAGTAAAAAATGGTGGGGGTTCTGGATATATGCTTCCCCTTCAAAGATATTCTAGCCCAAATTCTGCTGGTTATGCAGAAGTTGAGCCATCTGGAATAGAACAAATAGGAATGGGAATACGAGATCTAGTAACAGGGGGTGGTGTTGGTAGATTGTCTAATACAATTGACTCAGTTATTAGCGTGGTAAATCCACTTGGATTTGGTGTTGGCGATGTAACAAATGTTCTATCTGGTATGAAAGGCTCGGCTCTACAGGAAGTTTCCAACAGTGATTTATTATTTCAGCAAACTGCTAAAAGGCCACACTCATTTGGTTTTAGTTTATATGCAAAAAATAAAGCAGATGCTCAAGCCATAGACACAATAGTAAATGGATTTCAAACTAGACTATACCCATTCATGGAAACCAGAACACTGAATCGGGTTTCTCCTCCTCCAATGTGGGGAATAAAAATAATACCAAATGGAGGAGCCTCTAATTCTTTGGTTTTAGAAAATTCAATACAACCGTCTGTTTTGGTAAATTGCTCCATAACTCGTTTGGATGCAAATGCACCAGTATTAACTAGAGATAATTATTATATGGGCATTGATTTAACTTTATCTTTCACAGAAATCGAACCAGCCTATAGGTCATATGACAATCCAGAAAAACTATTCATGCGTTCAGACTTTGTTTGGTAATACCAATGAGATATTTTTCCTTACTTCCCACAATTAAGTATAAATTTACAAATGGAGAGTACACCATTGTAGATTTATTTTCTAAAGTTGGTTTCAATGAAGAGTTTTTTAAAAACACAACACTTTATTATGAAGAACAAAGAGATAATATTTTATCCCCAGAGAGACTATCTTTAGAAAAGTATGAAACTTTTGATTACTACTGGTTATTAATGATGGCAAATAAAGTAGTGGATGTCAACACAGATTGGCCAACAATTCAAGAAGATTTTGGAACTTTATTGGAAACCGAATCCAAGAAAACAACATATTACATTTATGAAAATGCAAACATCATAGAAAACGACATTTTATATGTCGATGAAACTTCATACGGTGTGATTGAATCTTGGAATCCTTTCTATAAAGCAATTGTAATAAAAGAAAACTATAATTTACCAACAGATCTAACTGGAACAGAGTTTGAAATACGAAGATTAGATGGATCTGGTGGTTTTATAAGCATTGTCAATTATTGCAATCCCTCCTCAAATGCATTTAGTTCTTTTGGTTCAATGCCTTATTTGCAATCAATTAATAGAATAAGAAGAGGAGAAGGATGCTGTCTAAATCCTTTTCTTAAGGTAGTTTCTAACGAGGTCACTGACGAACTATTACTCAATACTTGTGAACAGACTGCAAAAACTGCATTTGAGCAAAGTGTAATATACAAAATAGTTAATAATATTCAAGTAAATGGTATTTCAGTAAGAACACAAGAACAAAGATTGACTTCAGAATATGTGGATAAAATCAAACTAAACATCATTAATCCACAATTGATGGGAAGTTTGGAAGATAAGATAAAACTGCTATTCAATGATAAAAGTGAAACAGCAAATAATATTTTTAGGATTGGTTAAAAATGCCTGATCAAACAAGTGAAATAACACAAGAATTTATTAATCTAAAAATTCACGAAATAAAGATTATTGGAAAAGATAATCAAGTTTATGAAATTTATCCAAAAAGTCCAAACTTTGGTTATCAGTCAATGACAATAACCGAAGGTATGTTCGAGGCTTCTTTGCATGGTACTCTTTCTTTAAGAGATATAAATTCTACACCTGAGCAAATTAATTTTTCTGCATTTGATGATATCGTCATCAAGATGGAAAATCCAGAAATACCAAATTCATTTAAATCTCTTAGATTTAAGATTTATAATGTAAAGGCATATGGAGATCAAATTAAAGAAAATTTGATAAAAGAAGAATCAAACATTCCCAAAATAGAGTTAAAAGTTGATTTTGTTTCTTATGAACATTATCTACTTACATATAAAGAATTTTCAGAATTGGCTGGTTTAACTGGTGCGGATATTATCACAAAAATTTCCACAAGTAGTCTTGGTTCTTCCCAACAAGTTGGTTTAGTTAATAGCATTAATGACAGGTTTTTTAAAACAGGAAAGACCAATTCTGACACCACACAAAAACCAATGTACATCGAAGAGTCGAGAAATTGGGTTTGGTATAAACAAAACCAATCAATGTATCCTTGGGGTAAACTTAATAGACCACTTAAAGCGGCTCAACTTTTGCAATTTTTGGCAGAATATGCTGTTTCCGATTCTAATCCTAATGCATGTAACTTTATGTTTTGGCAGGATATGGATCGATGGAATTTTAGAAGTATAGAGTCTTTATTAAGAGAACCAGTCGTTAGACAGTATTTTGTTTCAAACATACCAACACAAGTAGGAAACATTTATAGCCTTAAAATTGTAAATGAATCTAATTTTTTAAGACTATTTGAATCAAATGCATTTGCTGCCAAATATTACTTGGTTGAACCAAAGTGGAATCAACCATATAGAGAATACCTTGATTATAATGAATCACATTCCATAACAGAAGTAGTTTACAATTATTTTAGAGATTATAATAAATGGTTAAAGGTAGAAAAATATCCACTGCTTCCTTCTGGAATAACAACCGAACCAACAGCAGCAAATGTAATAAACGACAATGTTTCTGGTTACTTCTCCAAGTCTTTTAACAATAGAGATAAAACTGTTGCATGGGATCATCATGGTTATACCTTTTCTAATAGAGAGGGAACAATTACATGGCAACCAATGTTTGATCAGGTAGATCTTGATGGAGAAGTTTGCAGAAAAATCCAAAAAGACATTAAGCAAAAATTAAAAGATAAAAGAATAGAATATGCCAATAAGAAAAATCTAAAAGAAAAATGGAAAGTATATAAGTGTAGTATCTGTTGTGATTCTTCTTCATTAGAACCAGAAGGAACAGAAGTTTTTAGTTCGGAGTATGGTATTGTTGCCGCTGGTGCCTTTACTGACTTGGTAAACTACAATAAGTCTGAAGGTTTTAGTGGATCTAGGCAATTCCCAATTGGTTTGACATTTAGTTATGATTTGTCGCAGGAACCATTCAATAAGACCATTGGAAACTTGATGTATCTTCGTGAAGTTCCAGACATACAAACAAAATATTTGTATGATTTAGAACTAAAGAGAATTGATATTGCTAGAGAACGATTAGAAAAACAAATTCAATACCTAGAATCTGCCAAACAAAATGCATTAGAAAAACCAGTATGTGAAGAGGATGAAAACACACAACCTTGGGAATATTGTGATAATGCAAATAGTGCATTAAATCCATTAGTAAGTTGCTTCTGCACTCAAGAGAAAAAAGATGAGTACATAGAAATTTACTATAATGCCCCAATTAGAAATAGACAAGAACTATTGGCATCTGATTATTTTACAAAAATGAAAGATATTATTGAAGAAGAAAAAACAAACTTCTCGACAATATATGAACAATATAAAGGAAGAACTGCCTTCTTTGTTTCAAGTGAATTAGGATTTACCGCAGATAATTCCGAGCAAAATCTTTTTAATGTCAAATCAATAACTAGAATTCCAATTAGGGGCAGTAAATACGAGAAACTGGCAAAAAAGAGAGTTTTAGAGGAATTTGTAAAAAACTCTGGTGTTACTTTTACATTTAAGGGTTTTTCTCCGGGGACAACTTCATATTATCCATATGAAATTTTTTACAATAATGATTCATCAATTGATCCGTCTGTAAAACATCCCCACTACGATTCTGGTTATAATTTTGATATAGGATTTGGTGCAAATCCACATTTTTCAGTTTTTGATGAAATCGGAGGACCAAACTCTGGATCTCCTCTGGGAAATGATCCATATCTTTCTTTATTGTATTATGTTTCTATTAGGGCAAAAATAGTTAGTAAGTTTGTTGAAAAAACTGCCATTTTAATTAATGAAAATAATGGGTGCGATTCATCGAATCTTAAAATTGGTGGTTATTCTTCTGAATCAACAGACTTTTTTAACTACACATACGTTGATTCAAATCCTGCAAAATTAAGTCAACCTGAAATAGTTAAAAGAATTTTAAAAGAAAGAATAACAGGGGAATTATTATCCTATGATATAGAGTATACTAACAATGGAGCAATATTAAAAAGAATTTCTCCAGAAGTTTGTAACAGACCAAACGAAAAAACTATAGAAATAACAATAGAATATGATGAAGTATATTCTAATAATCTAGGAAATTCTTACTTAACACAATTTGATTCATCAAATCCAACCGCAATATGTGTACATACTCCGTTTGGGTTAGAACGGTTGGACTTTGATCCAATTGAATATCTAAATTCTAGAAATTTGATCGATCTGCGTGAACCAGAAGAGGGAGAGGAACCAAAAAGACCGATTGAGAAAATTTTGGAAGAAATAGAAAGTTTTGTTCGTATTGAGTTCCAAACCCCAATTGGAGTAAATACTGTTTATGATTTTCCAAAAGGATTTTACGATACCCCCGGTTCAGAATATTATTTACCATATCATGTTTTCCTAAATGCCGGTCCTTTTGGTGCAAAGTCTGTAGATTACAACATCTCAGTATTGGGACAAGATCCTTATGGTTTTGATGTTGCAGTAAAAAGAATAAACAAAAAGAAACACGAATTAAAGCCAGAAAATAAAGCATTAGTTAATAATAAAGATTATCATATTGTTGAAAATGGATACTACAAAAATACTTCTTTAAATTTGTTCACCAATTGGCAACAGCAACCAATAACTTATGGTTTTTCTCCTACAATTTCTTATAATTCTGTTCCAAACCCATATAACTATTATTCCAAAAAATCCGACACTTATTTAAATTTTGGTTTAAACAAACTAGACTCGGATGAACACAGAATTAGACAAACTGATTTCACTTATGGTGATTATATTGGAACTAATTTGTCTGAAATCTTTTACCACGATTTGCTAAGTAGTATTACTAGAAAAAATCCTTTATCTTTACCTAATTCTTACTTTGAATTTAGTAATTCGAGATTAGATGGAACTGCCATATCTGCAAATTCAAGATGGAGACAAACAGTTAGTCTACCAGATTTTGGAGAGGGTGACTATACAAAACAAAATGAAAGCTTTGGCAGAACTAATGGAAGTGATGAAATCTATGAGAATAAACAAATTCAAATAACAAATGATAAATTGTTGTCAGATATTTTATTGCCAGGAAACGTCTTTGGTTATTACCAACCGCAAGAAAATTCTCCACTACCAATATCTACAGATTATTTTAAATCATTTGCATCATATAATCCATCAGAAAACGGAAAAACTGGTTGGCTTTCTTTCTTTGAATTAGATCTAAGAAACAGAAACATAAGAGAAGACAAAGATACACCAGAGCAAGAAACAACTTTCTATGGTAATTATTACGGTGTTGCAATTTGGAGTCACCCTCAAATACCACAAGAAATGTCTCATGTTTGGAAAAATGATATTTCTGGAGAAACTGAGTATGGACTAGTAGGTCCAGAATTAGAACCAGAGGACTCCACATTTGACAGAAACTTTGCTGCTCAATTTATGGTGATATCTAGACAAACACCAGAAAACAATCCATGTAAAGACTATCCTTGTTCCAACCCAGAGCCGGTTGATAATTCTACTTGCCCAGATAATGATCCTATCTGCAATTGTCCTTGTCAGGAACTCAGACCTGACAAAATGACAGTTGGTTTTACTGGGCCAGAACCAACATATGCCGAACTTAGACAATTAGAACAAGAGATAAAAGAATGTGATCTAATCGAGAATGTCTTAGGGGAAGACTGGTTAGGTTGTGTTTGGGGTAAACCCAACGATCTATTGAATTGTGATTGTCCATGTATTGGCACAAAGTTCTTGGATTATTTGAAGTATTCTCAAACATATTGCACATTCTGGCAAACACCACCAGAAAGACCTCTTCTTCGTAATGCACAAATGATGCAAATCAACGCTAATAAAATAGTGATATCCCTGAATGGTGATTTTACCCTAAGACCAGGAACAAAAATAAGTCTAAATTTAGGAACAAAGAGATATTCGGGAACTTGGCTGGTTCAAAGCATAGTCCATGATATTGCAAAGACAAAACATTACATGGATGTGGTATTGATTCGAGACACAGAATATCTAAATCCAAACACAAGATCAGAAAAATTGGTACTAAATAACTAATATGGCATCACCAAAATACAGAGACTTGAACATTTTCTTCAACAAAAATCAAGAAACCGGGGATATATCATTTTCTACCGGAAACTCTTCCATTGTTCAATCTATAAAAAATATAGTATTGACTAAAAAGGGAGAAAGACCATTTAATCAATATTTTGGAACAAGATTGACTGATATTTTGTTTGATTCACCAACATATGCGGAGTTGGCTTTACTTAGAAGCGAAATAAGAACTGCTCTTGATTCATTAGAACCAAGAATAAAAGTAAATTCTGTTGACATACTATACCCAATAATGGAGTCAACTGAAAGTTCAGACATTAAAATAAATATTAAGTATGTCTTAAATCAGGGGTCAGTAAACACACAAGAGCAAACTTTAATACTAACGGTAAACGAACTATGACAACAATTAACTTATCAGAACTAGATTTTGGTAATATCCGGGCATCTCTTGTCAATTATTTGAAAAAACAAGACACCGTAAAAGACTTAAACTTTGAAGGTTCGGCCGTAAATTTTCTATTAGATTTATTAGCATATAACACATTATATTATGCGCACTTTGCGAATATGATATCAGGTGAGGCATTTTTAGATACTGCTCAACTAGAAAGATCTGTTGTATCTCTGGTAAAACCTTTAGGTTATGTTTTACCAACGAAAACTAGTTCTGTTGGAAGAATAAAATTAACTAATGTTACCACCAGCACAGTTTTAAAGCCATTTACTGTTAATGTTGTTGGTTCCACACCAGAAGGAATTCGTTATCAGTTCTGGAACGTTGATGAGTTGTTAGTTGGTCCCAATAACGAAACTGAATATTTTAGCATTTATGAGGGAACTTATGTTTCTTTGGGATTTGGGGGAGATGGTTTTGACTTCCCAGAACAAAGAATACTAATTCCAGACTTAAACATGGATATAAAAACTCTTAAAGTCTCTGTAAAAAGAGCACAAGATGAAGAATATTTGTATTGGAATTTAATTGATACTTATTCTGGTGGGTATGTTGATCAAACATCTAATTTATATTCATTGGAGAGAACAACATCTGGGTTTGTTGTTAAGTTTCAGGTAACAGCAAATGCAAATTATAATTTAGTCGCAGGTGATTTGGTTAAAGTTGAATACTTGTCATCAAATGGATCTAATTCAAATAATTCATCCAACTATACTGGTGGTTTAATTCCAAGTGGTTCGTCTATTGTGTTTTTACAACCATCATTTGGTGGATTAGACTCCCCAAATTTAAGTTCAGCAAAAACTGTTGCTCCTCTAGTTTTTTCAGCACAGCAAAGATTAGTGACAAAATTAGATTATATTGGGTTTTTGGCTCAATTAGGATATTCTAATGGCGTTAATGTTTGGGGTGGAGAAGAAAACACACCACCAATGTATGGAAGACTTTTATTTTCTATTAATGGAATACAAACAGCAGATAATAGTCTAGTAAAACAATTATTAAGCAAGATAAAAGAAAGATCTATAGTTACTATATTACCAGAGTATATTCCTCCAGTTTCTTTGGTTGTTAACTTAACTTTACAGACAACATATAATTCAGAAACTGTCACTATTATGCCGGAAGAGGCTATAGATCTTATTGTTAATGATATCAACAGTGAATATAAAATTGGTTCCTTTAATAATAACCTAACAGAAGATAAAATCAGAAACACAGTTCAAAAATATCCCGGCTACTTTTTAACTAGAATATCTGATGTTGAGTTAGAATATACAGTAGTTCCTTCTACTAGAAGTGTAACATTAAATTACAAAAATCAAATTAATCGGGTAGAATCAACAACAGCAGGAAATGGTATTACATCAACTTTGTTTGAAAGTCCATATTTCCCAACATCTAAAGTACAAATATACGATGTCCCAATCTTATATCCGGCAAATTCAATAAATCCACCAGTTATTGGAAAATTAAAATTATTTTCCAGAGATGAAAATACAAATAATGTTGATGATTTAAATGTGGTGGTTGGGGAAATTGATTATAAAACAGGAATAGTTTCACTTTATCCGGGCATCTCAACCCAATCTTTCAAATTATATGCAAAACCAAAGGCAGCAACTACGGTTTTAGCAAAAGATGAAGTGTATTTAACACTGAATATAAATGCAGAACAACCACAAGAAATTTGATGTTAACAACATTAATTAAAACTTCTGCTCAAACACAACCTTTACCAACAGTATTGGAACAGGCTATAGCATTTAGAAGTTATGCTGTAGAGGTTTCTGGTGAAAATTTTTGTACTTCTCCTGTTGGAATAGAAGGACAGATACCATTTTGGTTAAAACAAAATTATGGTAATAATAGCAACGATAGTTATTTAATAGATTTTATCAAAAGTTATTATAATTGGCTTTACTGTGGGTTTAAAAAAGATCAATCAAGTTTAACTCCATATGAAATAGAAGATTTATTTGACATTGATAAAGTTCCAGATGCTTTTATTGAACAATATATTAAAACTTATGCTCCATTCATATCAATTTCAATAATACAGAAAAATTCTGATGATTTTAATGAAATTACATTACAAAATGTTAGATCTTTTATCAAATCAATCAAAAATGATTTTTTAATTTCTAAAGGCACAGAAGGAGCATATCGTTATTTGCTCAAGACTTTATTTGATATAAAAAATGTTAACATAGATTATCCTAAAAAATATTTAATGAGATTAAATGGTGGTAAATTTAGCAATATTAGTTGGGATTTAGTACCAAACTCTATAATAGATTTACCTGATAATTTCGATCCAAATAATCCAATACAAAACGACATATTGGCTGAAAATGTAGGATATAATACGGAAAATAGACCTAATTTATTTGGCTCTGCATTAAACGAATCTATTCTTCCTGATGATAATTTTTGGCAAGAATACTCTTATATTTTAACATCTGATGCTTCAGTTGATGAAGTAATAAATTACAAAAACACAGTTCTAGCTGGTACTCATCCTGTTGGTACTGTTAGTTTCTTTGAACAATATGTTTCTATCGGAGACACAACTATTCCATCTGATTCTCCCTTGGGGGGAATTATTGATGTAGATTATTCTGAACTACCAATTATTGAAAAATATTTATTGTTATATCCAAACATATCAACAGATGTCATTTCTGATCCTAATTATGTTACTACTTTTTATGAACAATATTATACTGTACCCCCAGAAATTTCTCCTTGCACTCATATTGCAACATATGTTTGTTACTGTTGTGTATTTAACTGCAATCCATCTGGTATTACTGGTTTTTTTACTCAGCATCTATTTCCAAATTGGGACCCAGAAATAAAAACAGAAATAGAAAAACCAAATGGAACATTGGGTGACATGACTATTGGAAGTTTTTTAGAACTTTCTGGAAATTTACCAAGTCCAAATATACCATACAAGGAGTGTATAAACGATTGCCCAACATGTTTCTTATAAGCATGACATGTTTCTAAAGCATCAATATAAATAGGAAAAATATGAGTAATATTAATCAAATAAAATCGTATACATCAAACTCTATAAAAAAAGAAATTACTAACTTTTTTGTATTTTTGGGTGGTGTTTCTGGTGGAAGTGAAACAGTTGCAGATGAAACTGATATTTCTGTTTTATCTAGAATAACAAAAAATGATGTATCATTAGTAACAAATAGAGTTAATTGGGCACGAGGCGCAGAATACACTCCATTTTATATTGGTTCTTCTGGTGACAATACTTATGTGTATAATAAAACAACAGATATGGTTTACTTGTGTGTTGGTAAAAATCAACCAATCGGATTAATTGGAGAAACTACAATTTTATCAACAAACGAACCAAACCATTATGTTGGTGTTAAAACTTACTCTGATGGATACTCTTGGATGTCTTTGTATCGTTTGGATTTTTTCTTGAGTAAGTTTTTAACTTTAACCGAACTACCAATAAACAGCCTGTATGATTTTTCCTCAGAACCAACTTCCATTTCCTATACAACAAAATATGATTCAATTTGTGCCGGTGGTGATGCTGGAGCCACCGGAGATTGTTATTTTTATTACAACGAAGACAGCAAAGATCCAATAACTTCTCAAATTTATAAAAAAGGAGACAGAGTTTCTGGAATAGGAGAAGAAAACTGGATATGTGCAACTTGTCATAGTGTTGGTTCTTTGTTAAATTACAAATCGGTTCATATAATTGGTTCCTTACAGTCTGAAATTGAAAGAAATTCACTAGATCAATTAGAATTAAAAATTAATGAAAATCAACTAGATGTAAATGATAAATTTTATATCCAATATCTAAATTACGATTATTATAGACAAACAAATAAAGGTCTAATTTCTTTACAATTAGATGTTTCATCTTTATCGATAGAAGATAGAATTGTTAAAGAAGAAAAACCAGAAATAACTATTTTAGATCCAATTGGATTTGAGGCATCTGCAAATATAGAAACCTATTATGACATTCGTAGAAATGCTTTTATTGCAAACGGAATAACTTTACGAAGTTCTGGTAGAGATTTTATTAATCCATCATTTGTTATACCAAATGCCATTAGTTCAAAGTTACAAAATTCAATAAAAGCTGTAATATTACCAGACATTTCCGATCCCTCTGTATTTTTGCCAAATGTTAAAATTTCAGTGATAAAACAATTAACTTCGGTAGATTTACAAGAAATTGGGTCAAATCAAGAAGTATTTACTAAAACCGGAATAGTATCTAATGTAAGGGGACTAGATGATTCTAACCCAGTATTTGATTTGGATCAAAATGAACCACTTAGAGGAAGAACAACATCTAAAATAAAACTAGAGCCAACTTCTTCAGAATTACCAACTCTAGTCGAAGGTGAAGTTTTTATAGACTCTATTGGAGCATCAGAAACTATAACTATTAAAAATCAAAAATCAAAAGCAAATTCTTTAGATTATACTTCAAAATTAGTTTCTAAATTGGATGAATTCGTGGAATCAACTCCTGTATCATCTACCCTAGAAATTTCTGGAGTTGATGAATTGTTATTAGGTTTTAATGGAAAATTGAGAGTCAATATAGATAACACAGAATATGTAATTACTGAAGTTTCTTTACCAGAATATAAGATAGATAATATAGAATATGTTGCTACTAGGAATTTAGATAAAAACATAATATTAGAACAAACTGGTTCCCAATCCTCAATAAAATTATCATTTATCTTCTAACATGACTACAGTTAATATATCAACAAATTTAGGTTCGCATCCAAACTTTGCTCCTCCAACGTTTGGTGTTATTGATTTTGGTACACCAACTACCGGACCATTTTCTGTTGGTTATAAAATGATAGCATTTGAGCCTGGAAAAATTTTACAGGCACAAGAATTAAACGAAATTCAATTTAGAATGAACGTTCACCAAACATTAACCATGCAAATGACTTCAAATTGGTTAAATGAAATTATAGTGTTTGGAACCACAGATTCATTTGGTCCTGGGTGGGACGGGGCTACTCCAATTAAACCAAATAATATACTTTATAACAGATTAACAGATACTTTATTTTTTGAAAAAAGACAGTGGTATTTGTGTAAAGCAAATTCAAATGGTTTGTTTTTTTGGTTATATTTAAGTGCTACTAATGAAATTTTCTATGATGCTTCTGCGGTTTCTCCAAATAATTATATTGGTTTTACTCTAAACACCACAGCAGACGGAGAATATACTGGTGAATTGGTAAATTGCAATACTGTTGGAAATATAAATTCTCAGGGAGCAGTAACAAAGCATCAGTTAACTCTTAAAAATTCTTCTGTCTGTGGTTCTTCAAGATATTACTTAAGAATAACAGGAATAACAGAATCTGTAAACCAAATAACTAATGAATTTGTAGGAATTGTTCAAAAAAGACAAGACGGTTATTATTACCTAAATAATATTAAAGTAAGAGAAACCACATAATATGTCAGACTATCCCGGTATAACAACACTTAATTTAGGCAATACCTTTGGTGCTTGGTATAACAAGACAAATGAATTAATAACCAGAACCAATACACTTCAGGTTGGAAGTATAACAGCCGGTGATGGTTTAATTGTGTCAAAACACCCAAGTATAGCCGGCGGTTATACTCTGTCAATATCAAATACTATCAACAAAAATGTGACTTTTTTGGGAGATGTTGATATTCAAGGCACATTGAGTTATGCCTATGGCGGAGAAGCAACAATATCTGCCATTGCGCTTTCTGTTCCAATAGATTCGGGTATTACAGTTGGAAACATAGTTTATATTGACTCTGACGGAATAGCACAGAAAGCAATTGCAAACGATGAATGCTCTGCCGAAGTATTGGGAATAGTAGTAGGATTTACTGGCTCTAATGCACAGGTTGCAGTTTCTGGAAAAATATCTGGATCTTCCACCATTGCAAATTTCCTAGGAATTACTGGTGGAACTTTACAAAAAGGAACAGTATATTTCTTGAGTTCCGGTATATCTGGAGCAGGAACTACTTTACAACCAAATGCAATAGAGAACGTTTCAAAACCAGTCTTATTAGGAATAACATCAGATGTTGGAATAATTCTTCCATATAGAGGATTCAAGGGAGTTACTTCAAGTGGTAGTTTCACTAGTTATGGTGGTTTATGTGGGGGTTATTCTGGACCAATAGTAACAAGCATCAATTCTGCAAATTCATACCGCAGTTCTTCACAAAGAGATTATGAACAGGGAATATCAAGAACTTCTGGAGATGTACTCGGAATAAATTCGATCACTTATTTTTACGATGGAGGAGAAGGTACTGTTACTATCGATAGTTATGGGCTATTATTTGACAGGATAAACTATGTGATTCCTTGGGGTGGATTTGCAAATTACATTTCTAATCCTCTTAATTCTGGTAAGCGTGGATGGAGGCAGTCTCAAACAACTTCTGCTGGAGTTAAAGAAATTGAGTTAGAAGTACCAAAAACAAATATTAAAAGATATAATTTGTTTTCAACTTCTGGAATTACCACAGATGTTTGGAGATTGAAAAACATTAAAGTTCATGTGGAAGAGACACCACTAAGGTCTTTTTCATTTTCATTAATTAGAGTTATAAATCGTTTAGGAAACACAAATTATTCATTTAATACTAATTCAGACACTTCTGGAGTTGAAGAGGCACCCGGAAAACTCGGAATTAGATTTGGTATTCAAGAAATATCTGGAATAAATGCTAGAGTTTCCGTGAATGGTAGTGCAAATTCGATTACCTCTTTAACTATTTTAGAACCAAAAACTATTTTGCCATTTAAAGTTTTCTTTGATGGTGTTACCTATTCTGGTGATGGTTCTACCGCCGGAGATCTAAGAATTACTCCAAACTGGTCAACATTTAGTGGTGCTATAACAACTAATGATGGTCGCATTTTATACGGTCAACAAAATCCAACGCCAGGAAATGGTAAATATCCAATAATATATGGAGCAGAAAATCTCTCTTTGAGCAATCTCGATGATGTAGTTTCTACACTTTCTAACAGAAATTATACATGGATCATTAATAGTCACATAGTAGGAAATACTGGAGATCAAAAATTAGTATCAGAAATAATAAAAAGTTCAGTAGAGGGAAATTCGATAGATTTTGATGGAACTTTGAGTGGAATTACTATGGATACAGCAATTTTAGGATGGAATGCAACTTATGGAGCAGTATCAGAAGGATTATACATTCATTTATATGATTCAGAAATAACCAAACCAATTGCTGGTATTGGAACAATAGATGGAACTGAACACCAGAAAACTGGAACAATTTATTTGGAAATGACAAAATTAGATATTAATACTCTAACAGAGTCTGGACCGGTAATAATTCCAGTAAGATTTGAAAGAGATTTACATTATATTAAAAATTCTGGTAAAGATATCACCACAGATAATAGAAGATTCCCACCCGGAACAGAACTATGACTAACAATCTTTTAATAAACGGAAATTTCGACTTATGGCAAAAAGGAACTACATTTAGTATACCTTGGGACCATCCTGACAGTTTTACAAGTTACACTGCTCCCAATTTAAAAATAGCAGACAGATGGTATGTTCATGACACACTGGGGCGAGGTGTTGGCAGCACTGGTTCTGTCTATTTTTACAGAGAAACATTTTCTCAAAATTCTCAATTCTCATCATTTGCAAATTATTATTTAACCATTCAAAATCAATTAACAGACATTGAAAGTGGTTTTTTATACATCGAAAACAAACAAGAAGATTGCAAAAAATATTCAAATATTCCTCTCAGTTTTTCGTTTTATGCAAAAACATTGAACGGAGTTACTGGAATAACAATGTCATGTTATTACAGACAGGCTATTCACCCAGATAATAAAGAAGTGGGTGTTGTGTTTTCTGAAAACATAGAATTACAGCCACAGTGGAATTTTTATTCTTTCAATTTTACACCATTTGCTTCTAATTTTTCTGGAATATCTGGTGATCATTATTTTTCAGTTGGTTTTAGAGCCAACCCAAATTCTAATTTTAGTATAGCAAATGTTCTTTTACAAGAAAACAAAAACGACAATAATAGTTTTATTTTATTAACAGATCCTGAAGAGGAAAAGAAAAGACAAGAAAAATATTACAAAACTTCATATCCAATTGGGTTTACTGCTGGTTCTGTTACTATTACAAACGAAAACGACACATCTGCTGTTTTTATAACAACAACTCCTAATTATTCTAGTAATTATACCTTCGATGTACCAATGAGAAAAATACCAACGATTACAACATATTCTCCAAAAAGTGGTACACAAAATGATGCTTATAACAAAACTGCCACAAAGGATATGAGATTAACATCTGGAACTAGGGGTTGGAATCAAGCAACAAGATTTTCACCAACCGGAGCAGAGACAATTTCTTCTATAGGAAATACATATGGCATACAATTTAATATTTCATCCGGTGCAGTAGTTTTTGATGATTTGTTGGTTCATTTTGTTGCGGATGCGGATATTGATACTGGTTCGTCTGATAGAGGATTAGAAACATTAGATTTTTAAAAGAGGATATAAATGTCATCTTGCACAAATAATTCAATAATCTCCGCAACATTTGTTCCCTCAACAGACGCCACTAATGGCAGAAGAATTTCCTTTCAACAAAAAACAGATACTAACTGGGACCCAACCATTCAAGCCGGTAATGTAATTAGATTCGATGTTGACGAAGTAATTTTTACAAAGTCAATAGCAAATCCATATATTAATGAAGAACCAGATTTGTCTGTTGCAGAAGTTGTTGGTATAGTAGAATCTATATCACAAATAAACGGAGTTACTTATGCCACTGTAGTAACACATGGTTTGATAAACTATCCAGGTCTAACTTTTAATTCTACTGATGGTGGTGCTGGTGGCACTGATATATTCTTTCTCAGTCCGACTACTTTAGGTGGAATAACATCAGGAGTAGAAGAAAGCCGTGGTTATGTTATAAAACCTGTTCTTCAGGTTTGTCCTGTTTCTGAAACAGATTATAACAGCATAGTTGTAAACTACCTTGGTTATGAATCTTCTGAATCAGAAGCAGCCACTCTTAGACTTGGTGAATCAACAGTAGGAGATATAAAGGTTGTAGATGCAAATGCAGAATTGCCAAGAGGATGGATAGAGGGAAGTCTTCCACAATATCTTCCTGTAAGGGAATACTCAGAGGCATATCAAATTTATTCAACAACATATGGTTCACACGAAACATTAACAGTAAATGGAACTTCTAGTTTTGTTTCGTCATTATTAAACGCATCAATAAGACCAATAGATCCAACAACTGGTAGAGGGGTTCAAAATTTCTTTAAAGTAATTTCTGTTGACACCTTAACTAATAAAATAGTAACAGAACACACAACAAATAAACATGAATTTTGGAAACCACAATATACCAAATATGAAATATTAAACTATGTGTCTCCTCAACCAGCGTTACCAAATGATAGGCCAACTATAGTCCGTATAAATGTTACAAACGGAGAAATAACACATTTTAAAACTCCAAAAATTGAAACTAATTTAGTTGTAAATTCAGGAAACGAAGATCAATTGGTATCATTTAATACAAAGACACTATTGAGAGTTAAAAGAGATACTTCTGCCGCTTATTTACCAGAACAAATATTGTTTACTAATGTGGATGTTGGTGGAGTAATAAAAACCAAAAATATTTCAGATTTGGATCAAAAACTAGTAGAAATTGAGACAAGAATAGTTGCATTAGAACAAGCGTTAGGATTATAAAATGGCTTCAATACGGGGTAGTAGCCAATTTAGACAGTTAAAGGGAGCAACCGTATTTGGTATAACCGGACCTGTAGGGCCCACAGGTGCAACCGGAGCAAATAATCCAGGACCAACTGGTGCTACTTCTGAAAAATATGCCATAGACATAGATATCACTGGTTCTTATATTTTAAGAACTCAGTTCTATGATGGTGATCGTATAGCGGCATCTGGAAAATTATACGGCATAACAGGAAATACAGTAGTAATATTAGATGGTAAAACCGGACCTACTGGTAGTGGATATGTTTTTGCAGGATCATCTGCTGCAAATAGAGAAGTAACACTAAGAGGAATAACTGGGAGCACTGGATTTAGAGCATTTGTTGGGGTTACTTCAGACAATGAAACAATAACAATTTTTGTTGAAAAATATGATGGTGAATATACTCTTTTCTCTGGAACATTTACAGACATAATTGCAACAGATAATTCTTTAAATTTAATTGGAATTACTTCTGCAAAATATGGAGAGTTTACTCAAACTCTATTGATAAGAAAAGCAAATGTTTTTGAAAAAGTAAAATCTCAAGCAGGAAATACAGGATCTCTTACATATACTGCTCAACAATTTGGTTCGTTTCCTATTGAAACTTTAAACATTAATTTAGATCCTGTTAATTCTTATAACAACAATAAAGATAGAAATTCTAGATCAAAGGTATTTTCTATTGACTTAAATTCATTTGGCTACCAATTAATACAAATAAACATAACAGACCCACCAGTAGATGAACCAATTGGTTTTAGTCTTCATTTACAAAATGGTCCAGGATATAATCCTTCAAGTGTATCAACAGAAACAGTTTTATTTAAATCTGTTAGTGGTAAGCCAATTCAATTTCCATTAAATAAACAGCCATGTGTTTATCTACAGAATAAAAGTTATGTAATTCATTTTGTTTCAATAAAAGATACATGGTATGCATATGTGTTTGGAAGCGATTCTGGAGATGAATCTTTTTTCTGTGATAGTGAAGAATATTTTGCTTATTCATCAAATCAATCTAATGTACTAAATGATTATTATGGAATAACTGGTGCATGTTGTACTCCAACTGGTTGTACTTTAACAACACTTTATGGTTGCACTGGATACTTTGTAGGAGCCGGTAGTACCTGTGGAACAATAGGAACTAATAGTATCTGTTCTGAGCAACTGGGTTCATGTTGTGTTAAAAACATAGTTGATGGAAAAGTAAATCAATATTGTATTGATGATATTAGTGCAATTGATTGTCTTTCTTTGAGAGATAATTCAACAGACACAACTTTTGGTGGTATTGGAAAAACATGTTTAGATTTAAATTGTTCAAATTCGTTTGATACTATTGGTGGCTGTTGTGATGGGTTTGGCAATTGTTCTGAGTTAGAAGAAACTCAATGTATTTTAAGTGGCGGAAACTACTTGGGTGATGGAGTTTTATGTTATTCTGAAAATAAACAACCAACTTGTTCAACTGGTATTGGTGCTTGTTGCAAATCTGGAATATGCACAGAAGAAACAATAACTAGTTGCTTACAGTCTGGGGGCAGATACTATGGCTCTGGTATAAGTTGTGGAGATGTCATGTGTTCTGCTGCATCTCTTTCGTGTGGTGAATCTATAGGAGTTCCCATTAAGCCAGGAGATGTTATTGGTGGTGGTGTTGTTGTTGGCATTTACAACCCAAAACAATCTAAATTACTGGGAGCAGCACATGCGTTTTCTTCTACCGGAATTACATCAACCTTCATGTTTGGCGGAGAAACCTTAGCAAAGTATTATCAAAGTGAAATTGATTATGTTGGTTATGGTTTAACCGGAGAACAATGCGATGTTACAACAGGACAGCAATTAGATTCATATTATTTGATTGTTTCTTTGAATCATGCCGCAGTTAATTCTAACGGAGATTTGATTAATCCAACTGAAGAAAGTTCTTCAAAGGAACAATTTGTTTGGTACGGATCTGGCATTGGTTGGGGTCCAATTTTAAATCTTCAAACTTATAGACCTGATGATTTTACATTTTTGAACCAAACTTATGATTCTCTTTATATGAGATATGGAGAGGGTTATTATGGAATAACCGGGGAATCTTTAGACATAATAATAGAAACTACATTCCAAACCTGTTATGAGACTAGAAAAAACGGAACTGATCCAGTTGCTAGACTATTTACTAGAAATATAAAAACATCAAATGGTATATGGAACAGAAACTGGGGGTTGTACAATACTATTCGCATGATTTCCGCTGATAACGCACATTACTTAAAATTAAAGAAATCTGGAATTTACACAGAAACTGATTTTGATTGTGGGCAGAATATAACTTCTATTCAAGTGTGTAGTTTGTTTGATTCTACTGATACAACAAACTCGGTTGGTTTGACAGCAAATCCATCTGGATTGTCTGATTGGTATTTACCAAGTCATGATGAACTTGCTTTTATTGCCGCTAATGTTGTTACAGATTCTACAAATTCTTATAATGGTTTTGATCTGAATTCAGCAATTCTTCAACAAAACGGAACTCCAATTTATGGCTGGTATTGGTCTTCTACTGGATCTTTTGATATAACTAATAAAGAAGAGGGAGTTTATATTAATGGAAAACCAAATCATGGATCTGTTGCGTGGGCAATTTATTTTGATGAAAATGGATCTTCCTCTAATTTTAAGGTAAAAAAAGAAGACAGACAAAAAGAATTAAAGGTTAGACCAATACGAGCAATTCGATGTGATGGAGTTATTCCAAATACAAATAAACCAGAATATAAATTATGGAAATTACCAAAATTATTAAGAGATAATATCTAATGCCATCAATCGGTTCATCTTCAATTTTAAGAGGTCTGGTAATAGGAAATTCAACCTATATTACTGGACCAACTGGCCCAACAGGGCCCACTGGTGCAACCGGACTGTCTATAACCGGACCAACAGGACCAGATGGTATAAAATTTGAATCAATAGAATTGGTTGGAAATACACTACACATAAATTATAGCGATGATAATGTTTTTTATATTGGTGTTACTGGACCATCTGGTAGTTTAAAAAGATTAGATAATCCAAATTTTATTGTATCTTTTACTGGTGCTTCTGAATTTGTAAATCCATTTGCTGGAATATCTTTAAATGATCCATATCTCTTTTATTTTAAAACACTCAAAGTAGTAGGAGAGGCAACTGCTGGTATTAGTTTAGATTCAATTTATATTGCTAGTCCAATTTTTCCAGATTTGGTTCCACCAGCATATCCAGTAGGACCAACTGGTTCTTTGTTATATGTAAATGCAACCAATGCCTCACTAATAGATTTTACAAAAGATACTCATACAAAATATTTTAGATCAATAATTTCTAGACAGCCCGGAAGCGAATTGGGAATTACTCTTGATACTTTCTCTTTTAAAGAAAGCCAAGATTATATAACCCAATTTAAAAATAATCAAAATTTTAATTTTAACTGGTACAATACAACAAAAACCAATATAGATTCTTATCTTAATTCAGTTGATGTTACTTATTCAATTTTGCCATGTGGAATAACTGGAACATGTCAAAGAACAGATCAATCTATTTTTATATTTGCAAGAGATGAAGATAGAAATGTTTATCCCAAAATGTCGTTTAGAGCAGAGGGTATAACACTATATCCAACTTCCTCTGGATTGACTGGCTACACCGGACCTCTGACTATTAATGTCGTAGGAAAAGGAATAACTTATACTTCTCAAACATATTCTTCATCTAGGATAGGATCTTGTTGTTATTGTAGTGTAGATGCAGAGTCACAAGACCCTAGTTTGGTTCAGAGATCTTGTATAGACTATGCAACACAAGATTTTTGCAATTCAATAAATGGAAATTTTAGTTTTAACTCGTGTACATCGAGATATCTGACTGGAGATTGTTATTCTGGTGGTGCGTGCTGTGTTAATGGAACATGCCTAGAAACAAATAAAGAATTTTGTGAAAAAGTTTATGGAACATTTTATTCTAATATTAGATGTTCCGAATTAGATGGATGTCCTAATACTTGTTCCTTAGAGGCTTCTTGTTGTGTAGAAGGAAACTGTTATTCACTTCCAAGTGGAGAATCTTCTGAACAGATTTGCCGACAACTCAATGGAAAGTATTCAGAAGAATCATGCGAGGACAGAAATTGCTGTTTAGATGGATTTTTAGGAGCATGTTGTTTTGGTTCTACAGACTGTAAGGATGATTACACACCAAAACAATGTGCAGAAGAGAACGGGTTTTATCAAGGAGCAGGAAGTTTGTGTTCTGCCTCAACCTGTTGCAAAGATACTTTACAACAAAGTCAATCTTTAAATTTTCAAACACAAGAAAGTAGAGATATTAACTTTGACATAAAAGTTGGTGATTACTTTGAGGGTGGAATTGTAGCAGGATTTGTTGGTTATCCACCCCCAAGCCAATTTGTCGAAGATTTATATTTTGCAAAGGGCGAAGTAATATCTGAAATAGAAAACTATACAAATACTTCTGTCTCTCGTTATGTTGCCGTTAATGGTGTCTATAATGGAAGTTTAAAATGCAATTGTTCTAATTTTTCACCATCACGGTATATCACCATAGAAGATTTAGGAAAATCAAATGGAAAAGCAGTTGCATCTGCCATTAAATCTTTATCCGGTGTTAATGATCAATTGAACTTAACATTCTACAACCGTTTAACTGATGCTTGTTTGTTGGATGAAGGAAAAGTATGTAATTTTAAATCTGTAGAAAGTAAAAAATACGGATTTAATCCGGTACTTGCTTATAAAAAATTATCTCAACAAATTCACGGGGAAAGCATACCAAGTGCTTGGGTTTTAATTGTTGCACCGGAAGATTTTGGCACAGAAAATTTATCTTTTGGAATGAGCATGTCAGTAAACGGATATGCGGTTCCATCTGGATTTGAAACATTTAAAGATTCTTTGTGGCAAGATATGATGATTGCACCATATGGAACCAGTGTATTTGATGGACTAATTAATACCAGATTGTTTGATTACACTACAATTGAAAGAAATACTTGGTTCATTCCATCAAATTATACTTTATCTGGAAGTCTACAAACAATAGATCCTCTAGCATATTACAGATTCAAACACCCTAAACTTAACTACTGGTCAGCAGATATTAATCAACAACTATTAACCACAAACTCAGAGTATTTTAAAGAAAAATACAGAGATATGTGGAATTCTGTAAATACAGAAACTACGGCTTTATATCAAATTAGTAATAAAAATAAAAACGGTTATAATGGTTACTCTGATTGGTATATTCCAAGTGCTCTGGAATTAAACATTATATACTATAATTTAAACAAAATAAACAATGGAATTGTATATAACTCAGAAAGTACATGGAGAACTATTTCAAATACTGCCAAATATTGGACATCAACAACTGGTGGTAAGTTAACAAATGTTAAAAACTATGTCTCTGGAAACTCCGGAGTAAAAACATACGAACAATATGATAACAATCTAGAGGGTATAATAACAACCGGAATTCCAGAAGTTGATTCTTGGAGAAGATATAAACTTGCACAGGCGCATAGGGCATATTCTCAAAACTTTTTGTCTGGAAAAATGGAATCTATTTTAAAAACCACAAGAGGAGCAAAATTAAGGGCTTGCAGAATGGTTCCTATATATTTTAAACCTGTCAATTTAGAAAATCAATTTGAATATAGTTTTAAAACATTGAATAGTTGCTCATCCTGTAGGTAAAATATGCAAGACGATATCGGTTACAGTTCAATTTTTCCTACCAGCGGCGCCGGATTTGCTGGTTCAAAAGGGCCAACAGGGCCAACTGGTTCTCCTCAACCAATTCCAGGCTCAACTGGAGCAACTGGTTCTGATTCTTCTTATATTGTTTCCATCGAAGTTAATCAAGATGGTCAAATAGAAGCCTTATCATCTGATGATATCATATCTGTTACTGGTACTCTAAAGGGGCCAACCGGAATATATGCAGGTCTTACTGCTTTATCTGTAGGAAATGGTATCCCTTTCATTAAAGGTGTCTGTGGTGGAATAACTTTTGATTTTTATAATATAAGAACTTCCGGAAGTTTGGGTATAACTTATAGCGAAGACGGAAGTTTAAAAATAACTATATCACAAACAAACAGTGAATCTGGTGGAATATCAGCATCAACTGAACCAAATAGAATAGTTTATATACAAAGAAACACACACATAATGTCAACTGACCTGATTCCACAGGTTTCCACCAATTCAAATAGAATAGGTAGTTTAAATTATAGTTATGTAAATTTTGGAGGAGAAACCGCAGGAAGAAATGTAGTTTCTGATATTAGAGAAACAATTCTTTCAGCAGGACCTATTAGAATTGGTGAAAAAATAGTAACTTTGGATAACTTTTATGATCATGGTGGTGCCGATGGTATAACTTTAGATGTTTCTAGAGCAACTGTCTTTGAATTAACAACCCCAATTGGAATAAAAGCATTTAAACATAATCCAATACCAGAGGGACAGATAATGTCTGTTACTATGGTTGTTCACGGTGAAGATGTTTGGAATTTTCCAAATGACGTTGTTTTTGACCAAAGTAGTTCTCCAGTTTTTTATCCCGGTACTAATATATTACATTTATGGAAATCTTCAGATAGTTCAATATGGAGAGCCAATTTTTCTGCTAGAGGATTTGGCGTTTCAGAAATAACTGATCCTGGCTCTAAAGGTTCTTGTTGTTATTACGATGCTGATGGAACTAGAAGATGTGTTGAATATGCAACACAGACATATTGTAATGAAAAAAATGGAACATTTGCTGCATTTACTTCTTGTACAAATAATCCCTGTGTTACTAGTGACGATAATGGTGAGTTTAATGGTATTTGCTGTTCTGAAGGAAGATGCATACCAAATATAGACATTAACCTGTGTCAAGCAATAAATGGCTATTTTATTGAAGGTATAACTTGTGGTCAATTTGGTTTATATCCTGACGATGATGCTTCCAATCTTTCAACCGAAGAAAATATATCAGGACTTTGTTACAATAAATGCAAAGAACCCTCTATTTGCTGCAAAGATGGATTATGTTTAGGAAATTTAACACAGGAACACTGCGAACAAGTTTTAGGTGGAAAAATAGTAGCAGCGAGTAATTGCGTAACTGCTTCTTGTTGTGATCATGTAAACGCACCCGGTGCTTGCTGCAAAGCAAATGAAGATAATACTTATGAGTGCTCCCAAGTAAATACTCCGTTTGAATGTTTATCTTCTGGTGGAATTTACATGGGAAGAAACAGTTCATGTGAAACAATTAATTGTTCTTGCGACATCAACGAAACTACAACTTGCTATAGATGTGATCAAGGAACTAATGGTTGCAACTGTGTGCCAGAATTAATAAGTTCCGGAACTTGTAATAGTTTTGGTTATTATGATACACCAACAGAATGCTCAAATAATTGTATACAAAAAACCTGTTATAAATGCAATGGTACAGTGTGTGAACAAACAACCAGTTGTAGCACTTGCCCTGATGGGTATACAGAGGGATCTTGTATACAAGATATAACATGTCAAACAAAAACATGCTATAAGGAGTGTGAAAATTGTCAATGTGACAGTCAAATAGTTTCTGCCGATGAACAATGTCCAGATGAATATGAAAATAGTTCATGCGATTGTGATACTTCAATATGTGATAGACAAATTGCTTGTTTTTGGTGTTTTCCTCAGACAAATTCAAATATTGCTAACTTGTCACCACTAACTTCTGGTGGATGGGCAACTCTCGCAGCAAGACATATGCAAGCACCATACAGAGCAGTTGCATTTTTAAATAGCGAAGGAATAACAAGATTAAATAACCATACAAGTCAATCAGAACAACTAAGTATTACATTACCATCACTAGATGGCTCAACTACCAGAATTGTAAATGTATTAACTGAACAATATACAGAAGATGGAACTACATATGAGATTCCTTATTTTGTTGAAACTCTAACTTCTAATACAAATATAAATGTTGCCAACCTACCAACAGCACCAGCAACTATTCATTCTAATCCACTTAGCGTAACTGGTTCATACAGATGTTATTATATTGGTTCTTATCAACATTCTACAGCAAATCCAATAGAAAACAGAACTAGATGTTTAAATGCATTTGGTTATCAAAACGTAAATCAACAAAAATGTAAACTGTGTGATAAGATGGAAGAAATTAATTACGAACTATTACCAACCCCAGACTTTCCAGAAGGTACTTACAATATAAGTTCTGTTGAACCTTATAGTGTAATAATTAATGATTACTCTGCTTATGCACCATTTCCACCTTTATGGGGGAGAATGACACAGGCTTGGGAAACACAATTTTGTGGTTTGGGTTTATATTTTAGACAAACTTTGAATTTAAGATTGATGAGTGATCAAAGAATATTAGAAATGTGTCATTCTGCAAGAACCGGACAATTAAAAGGTTTTATGCATAAATTAATGCAAAAATTTAAATCTGGTTATCAAGGTAAAAATGAAATATTGAATGACATGGTAGCAGGTATGAATACTGCTCTGGGAAGACCAGAATATGTAGGTCCTCATGTAAATACCATATTTTCTGCTTTCCCCGCGAGCCATTTTATACAGTACGATCCATATTTATTATCCACCATTGTTCCTGAAACTTATGGGTCTCCTTTGCAAATTGCGTATCATAAATCAACAAACACAAATAATCTACCGCTTCATGTTAGTTGTGCTAGAGATGGAACTGCGGAATGGACTAACTGGAATAACGATAATATAATTGATCCAGAAGATCCCGGTACAGTTTTTGAATCTACTAATTGGTGGCAAAGATTAAGAGGTTGGTATTTGCCGTGGTATAATGAAAGAATTGGTGCATATGGAGAATCATTAGCAGAGATTGATAATTATGATAATTGGAGTGATGAAACTAAATTAAGAATTTTATCATATTATTATCCACTACAAGACGGTTCTCCCATTTTAGATGAAAGTTCTGAGGGAACTTTAGATCAATTAACTGGAGAATTATTTTTCTATAAACCCGAAGATCAGGAATTTGGTCCAATACAAGGTGGAGCAAGTTTAATTGCAATTCCACCACCAATTGGAACACCACCAGAAGCCTATGGAACAACAGCAACAAAAAATGTTCCTATTAATGGTGTATCAAAAGGTTTACCCAGAGGAATTTTTGGAAGAAACCTAAGATATAATCTAGACAAATTTAGAACAGCAACCGTGTTTTACCATGAGGAAAACGGTGTTTTAGTACAAACTATGCCATTTGTTCCTCTTGGAGACAAACATGTTTCTGTTCCAGTTCTTTATATTAATGGATGGTTTGATTCTTCTGCGGAATGTACTACTTCGTGGGGTCCTCAGTGTATAGGTCTAGGAGGTCCTTGTAGTAATTCTCCGCCTTGCACTGCAACTCCGGGATGTTGGGGTTGTGCCGGAACTGGTGGTGGAAATGGAAGTAATTGGTTTGCTAATGTAGGACTAATTGGAACTTCTTATGATTTTACTTCGGAAACAGCACCACTAGTTCAAAATTCAACAACCAATAGTAAAACAAAAAATGTTAAAATTGCAGATGGAATCTGTGTAAATATGTTATGTCCAGAATGTGATTCATACGAAAGTTGCTAAATGTCAATCCAATTTAGAACAAAATCTCGAACATCAATAAATTATTCTAGTTTCATTGGAAACAGCGGATTGACTGGCTGTTGCTATGTTTACGAAAATAATGAAGTTGTTCAGAATCAAAATTATACATTATCACAATGCAATCAACAAGACGGACTATTTAAACCCGGAACATGTGATCCAACTTTTAACTTATTACCATCTTCGATGGGTTGCTGCTGTGCATGTTCATTAAAAGAAGAAACCGGAAATCCACTATCCTCACTTACACTCTGTGAATGTGAAAGTATAAGTGGCAAATGGACACTGGGTTCATGTGATAATTTAACTGAAAATGAATATTGTATATCTGGAACTCAAGAACAATCAAACACAATAGATTTTAGAAACAAAAAAGCATGTTGTCATCCAAGCATATCAGAGGATGGAACTGTTTTTTCTGATTGCACTGACGTTTGTAGCGAAAAGGAGTGTGCAGAAAAAGCAATAGTTCCTTATACTGCCACATATTACAACAACGGAAGAGTGTGTGATGTTGAAGTTGGTTCTGCCGCATCTGTGAGAGATGAATGTAAATTATCTGAATCTAGCAAAGTAATATTAAATTCTTGTGAAAATGGAACAAATTTGTTTTGTTGGAACAAGGGTGGTCAGAATAGATGTGATTTTAAATACGAATTTAGTGATATTTTATTACAATCTTTATATCCGGGAAGTTATTTTGAAAATGTAAATCAATACGTTGTTCAATTGAAGAATTTTTCATCTCCACAAAATTTAAGTATTGCCATATTGGGTTCACAATATGGATCATCTTTTCCAGACATAGAAGATTTTGCAAAATCTCTTCTAATTAGAATAAAAAAAATATGTCCGGGAAGTTTGTCGTTCGATAATTCAATATCCGAGCCAGATAAGTGGATTGATGGATATTTTGCCTTAATGGACAATAACAACATTCCACGTTATTATTCTTCTCCGAATTATATTTCTAATAATTTTGAAAATTCTGCCAACTCTCCAATTCCAACCCAAACACCAATAGCGCCAGTAAAGGATTTAATTGCGACTAGAACATTTAGTGCTTGGATTGATTCATCAAATAATGTCAAAATTTTTGGAAGATTTTATTCTGGAAGTTTAAATCAATACAAAACATTTAGTATAAGCACAAAACTTAAAAAAATATACCAACACAATTTGGCGCCAGTGGGTTTTGATACTCATCAATCTATACCAGAATATTCTACAGTAGGATTTGTTGGACAGAAGTTGGATGGAACTTTTGAATATTTTTCTCCATTTATTTCACAAATTCAACAACTTCAACAGATACAACAAATAATCAGAAGTTTACCACCAAAGGATTATGTTAATGCATCTTTTGGAAACAGTACTTTCTGCGGAATAGAAGCAGATGGAACAATGTCTTGTGTTTCTCTAAACAACGAACTATTACAAAAATATCCGATAAACAAAAAGTATAAATTGGTTTCTTGCACCAGTGCTCTTTCCAGTGAGTTCTCAGGAATAAACAACCCAAACAATGAATATTGTTTTGCCGTAGACGAAGATAATAAATTTGTAAAAATGTCATCCCAACTATTTGAGTTCTACAGAGAACCTTCTTCATCAAATACTGATGTAATTGGTTTGTCTTGTTACAATAATTATTGTTTGTCTGTAGTTGAGCCTGATGAGAATATTTGTAACAGCCAATTACTGGGAAGTTGCTGTACATGTACAGAAGACATAACAAATTGCATTCAAACAATTCAAGGAACTTGTTTAGAACTGGGTGGTGATTTTACAAGCGGCGGAATATGTTGTAATTTAAATCAAACAGAAAATTGTATTAATTGCTCTAATATTCCAAACTGCAACAATTTTACAATAATATCTTCTACTAGTTCTGAATCAGACCTTCCAACCTCAGAATTGACATATTATAAAGATGGATTATATGTTGGCATTTTTGAACCGGGAAGTCCAATAAATCAACAGGGATCTATTGTAAACGGAAACCCATATACTGGAAATGCACTTAACTATAAACCTAATGTAGTTGGTTATGGTACTACTTCCAAAAAATGGGCAATCATAGTGTCTCCAAGTGATTATGAATTGAATTATTTAAATGAAGATTCGGAGAATCAAGAAATAATACCAGCATCAATGTATGATGGTCTTTGGAATACTTACGGAAACAATAATGAATATTTTGGAATTATGTCCAAAACAATGCAAACTTTACGAGAAAAATCTAGGCTTTCTGGGTGGTATCTACCTTCTAAAAATGAATTAGAGTTTATCAATAAACAAATAAATCATGGATTTTTTATACCAGAGATATTTAAATCTTTAAAGAATGAAATTTACTTGACCTCTACACCATATTTTAAAATAAATTCTGATACAATATTTGACATAGATAAACAAATATTTGAAGGCAATTCGTTTATGTATGGTCAAAATTTTAGTAAATTAGATTATGGTACTATATACTTAGTACCAAGAACTAAAAATGTAAATGTTCGTCTTATAAGACGAATTGAATTGGAGTAATAAATTATGAGTGAAAATTCTTCGTGTTCAAATAAACCAAATCCAATCGAATTTAGAACTGTAGCAGTCCCAGACAATAAAAGTGTTATCTCCAAAAAGATAGGGATGATTCAAAGTTTTGCCATGTCTTTGACTTCTAGAGGATTAAACGAGAAAAAAATCAACCGGGCAACTAAGCAACTCAGAGTATTAAGTTGTTTTGGAGATAAGCACCTAAACGGTGTAGTTCCTCCATGCGAACACCTAAAGGAAAGCAAAACAGAGGGACAATACTTCTGTGGTGGATGTGGTTGCGGAGATAGACAAGGAACTTGGTTGGTAGCCAACGGAAACGACTACAGTAAACTAGATTATCCAAAACTTAATTGCCCAATAACTATGCCAGGGTTTACTAATTATACCCCAAGTAAACCAGATGAAGCAGTTGCACCAATAACTAGAAAATATTACATTGAAAATATTGCTTTTGAGGATCTTAATAAGATGCCTGTCACTTTACCAGATATGCCAGAAGCAATGCGTAAAGTAATGGACGAACGAGAAGCCAAGATGTTGGAGCAAAATAAACTGAATAGTCAACCACTTCAGTAATATTTAAAGCCATAAATAACTTTAAGGAGAATTTATGGCAGCACCAAACTCAAGACAAACCCTAATTGAGTATGCTTTAAGACAACTTGGAGCACCAGTTGTTGATATCAATGTGGATTGGCAACAATGTGAAGATCGTCTTGATGATGCACTTCAATACTTCTCAGAGAGACACTTTGACGGAGTAGAAAGAGCATATTTCCTGTATACGTTAACTGAACAGGACATGACAAACGAATACATCAACACGGATGATTTGGGACCAGTGAATGGTTTTGGTGGTGATGGTCCTACCGGAAAAGATATTCTCAGTGTCGTCAAAGTATTTCAGTTTGGCCCATTTAGCAATATTTCGATGTTTGATGTTCGATATCAAATGGCTCTAACTGACTATTTTGGTATCAATACAAATCTTATGTCTAGCAGAAATATGGGTCTTGCACAATATGACAGCACAAAGAGATATATCAATATGATTCAAGATCTCTTTCAACCAGAAAAAACTGTTAGATTCAGCAAAGTAACAAATAAACTTCAAATCGAAATGAATTGGAGAGAAGAGTTAACAGTTGGTAGAAAAATTATAATTGAAGCCTATGTTTCATTAGATCCACAAAAATTTCCAGAGATCTACAATGATCGCCTATTGAAAAAATATGTAACAGCACTTATCAAGAAACAATGGGGAATGAATATGGCTAAGTTTGGTGGTGTTCAACTACCTGGCGGTGTTACTCTTCGTGGTCCAGAGATAGTTGCAGAAGCAATTGGAGAAATTCAATTAATTGAAGCACAAGTTCAACTTGAATACGAACTACCAATTAACTTCATGATGGGTTAATAAATGGCTAAAAATCCCTACTTCAAAGATTATTCAGGTGAACAAAATATCATCGAAGATCTCTCAATTGAGATCATTAAAACGATGGGTAGGGAGATGCTTTATATTCCGAGAGAACAATATAACGGAATAACAGAATTCGGCGAAGCACAATATAAGTACACCAAAATTTTTCCTTTGGAAATGTATATTGCCTCAGTAAATGGTTTTGAAGGACAGGGAGATATAATTTCTAAATTTGGTCTTGAAGTAAGAGATAAAGTAAACTTAATAGTATCAAGAAAAAGATTTGATCAAGAGGTAGGGGAAAGATACGGTATTACCAGACCGCGAGAAGGAGATTTAATTTACTTTCCCCTCAGCAAAGGATTGTTTGAAATAAACTTTGTTGAACATGAAAATCCATTTTATCAAGCAGGAAAATTGTACACTTATTTTCTAGTATGTGAACTCACCACAATTGACGGTGATGAGTTTAGAACCGAAAATAGTGAAGTTGATATAGTACAAGACGAAATAAAAACAAAAATTTACGAATTGTCTATTACTACTAGTGTAAATTCAGTATCTAGATATGCCGATGGTGAGACTGTTTATCAGGTGTACGGAGTTACTGGTGGTTCCTACTCAACGGCAACCGGAGAAGCAACTCTAATAAGACATGACTTTACAAACAGCAAATTATTGATTGCCGGCATAAGTGGTTCTTTTAACTATGCGGGACAAACAATCAGGGGAAGAAGATCTGGTGCAGAATTCTACGTTACCGGAATGACTGGAACAAATATAGTCATACCAATATCTCCAGTTACAAATGAAACACTGGGAGACAATGAAGTTATAGAAATGGACAAAGACTTTAATGAAATTTATGATTTTACTGACATTGATCCATTCTCGGAGGGTAATTACTAATGTTTGATTATTTTTACAACGAAACTCTTCGAAAAATTACTTTAGCGTTTGGTGGACTGTTTGATGAAATATACATCGAAAAGAAAACACCAGAAGACACAATAGAAAGAGTCAGAGTTCCTTTGACTTATTCTAGTAAAGAAAAATTCATAAGAAGACTAAACGAGGCAAGTTCTATTTCAAATAATGTAAAAATTGAAACGTATTTGCCAAAAATGTCATTTAGTATGGTAAACATGGGTTATGATGTTTTGCGAAAAGTAAACAAAGTAAATAGAAAGTTCAAAGTAACTGGTACAGGAGAAAACAGTAAAACATATCAAGGTTTTACAGAAGTTCCGTATAATGTTCAATTTGAAGTTGGTGTTTATACAAGAAATGTAGAAGATAACTTACAAATTATAGAACAAATCATTCCTTACTTTTCTCCAGAATTTATTGTGACTTTAAAAATGAATAAATTAGATACCCACGTTGATGTGCCTATAGTATTAACAGGTATCAATTTTACAGACACATATGATGGAGATTTTTTAACAAGAAGAATGGTAACATCAAATTTAAACTTCATAGCAAAGGCTCATGTGTTTGCAAAAGTTGTTGAAGGTGGTTCTGGAATAATTAAAGAAGTTGATGTTAATGTTTTTGAGGATGATGAACTATGAATGATAAAGTTCCACCGATATTTGACACAATTTCTGAAAGTCTCGGAGTCGAGTTCAATCCAAGCAAAAAAGAAATCACTTTACCAAAAGAAAAACTTGAAGAGCACGAAGAAAGAAAAGTTGAATCTGATTTTGAATATGCAAGAAAGAATCTTAAAGAACTTATCGATAAAGGAATGATAAGTTTAGAAAATGCAATTTCGTTGGCAGAAAGTCTAGATCAGCCTCGTGGTTTTGAGGTGGTATCCACCTTTGCAAAGCAACTAGCAGAAATGAACAAAGATTTAATGGATCTCCACAAGCAAAAGAAAGAGATTCAAAAAGAAAACATCACAGTAAATAACAACACAACAAATGCCATATATGTTGGTTCGACAAGTGATCTCCAAGATCTTATAAACAAAGATCGGAGCAGAAAGAAGGCATTAGGTAATGGGGAAGAACAAAGATAAAAGTTATCTAGGAAACCCAAACTTAAAGGGACCTGGTGTATCAATTGAGTTCACAAAAGAACAAATTGATGAATATGTTAAGTGTGCAAACGATCCAATCTATTTCGTAAAAAATTACGTTAAGATTGTAACTCTAGACAGAGGTTTAGTACCCTTTGAACTATACGACTACCAAGAAGACATGGTTCGTAAGTTCCACGACAATCGTTATATCATAGCAAAATTACCCAGACAGTCTGGTAAATCTACAACAGTAATTGGATATATTCTACATTACATACTCTTTAATCAAAATATGAGCGTGGCAATGTTGGCAAATAAACAATCAACTGCTCGCGAAATGTTATCAAGATTAAAACTTGCATATGAGTATTTACCAAAGTGGTTACAACAGGGCATCCTAGAATGGAACAAAGGTTCTATTCAATTGGAAAACGGATCAAAGATTTTGGCATCTTCTACTTCGGCTTCCGCTGTTCGTGGTGGATCGTACAATATGTTGTTTTTGGACGAGTTCGCATTCGTTCCACAAAATATTGCTGAAGAGTTTTTTAGTTCAGTGTTCCCAACTATTACTTCAGGTATCAGCACAAAGGTACTGATTATTTCAACCCCTAACGGCTTGAATATGTTCTATAAACTATGGAAAGGTGCAAATAAAAAAGCCGGAGATCCCGGTAAAAATGAATATGTTCCAATAGAAGTACACTGGTCGCAAGTTCCAATCACAGCCGGTGGAAAATTAAGGGATCAAAAATGGAAAGAAGAGATGATAAAGCAAACATCGGAAAAGCAATTTGAATCCGAGTTTGAATGTAACTTTTTAGGATCTTCTAATACTTTAATATCAACAGCAAAATTAAATTCAATGTCTTGGTCTGATCCAATATTACTAACAAAAGAAGGATTGACTGTTTATGAAGAACCAAAAGAAGATCATTTATATTTTATAACAGTTGATACTGCCAGAGGACAAGGTAGAGACTATAGTGCATTTACTGTAATCGACGCAACATCTTCTCCTTATAAATTGGTTTGTAAATTTAGAAACAATTTAATATCTCCTATGCTTTTTCCAACGGTCATAGAAAAAACAGGACACAAATATAATAAAGCATATGTGTTTGTAGAAATTAATGATATTGGTGGACAAGTTGCAGATATTTTACATAGCGAATTAGAATATGAACACATACTTATGTCTAGCATGAAAGGCAGAAAAGGACAAGTTGTAACTGGTGGATTTGGTAAAGGAGAAGCAGTATTTGGAGTTAGAACCACCAGTCAAGTCAAACGACTTGGTTGTTCTGTTTTAAAAAATTTAATAGAACAAGATAAATTGCTTTTAGAAGACTACGACATATTAAATGAACTAATGTCATTTGTTAGTAAAGCCCAAAGTTACTCGGCCGAAGATGGACACACAGATGATTTAGTTATGTCTTTGGTTTTGTTTGCTTGGTTGTCTCGTCAACCATATTTTAAGGAACTAACCAATTTGGATACTAGATTGGCTCTATTTAAGAACGAAATCAAACAATTAGAGGAAGATTTGGCACCATTTGGGTTTATTTCTACCTATGACGAAGAAGATACAAAGACTTTTACTGATGGTAATGATATTTGGAGTACAGAAAGACTAAAATAACCAAAACAATAAATAAAAGCAGTAAGGCATCTCTAGGAGATTAACATGGCAACAAGACCTAATGTACAAGTATCTGTAGTAGACAATTCATTCGTCATAGTAGGCGCAGAGGGAGCAAGCACACACGTTTCCGGTATGTTTAGCCTAACCACACCCTCGCTAGTTGATATATTCGGAACCACCGCAGAAAACGATCAAGGATACATGACAGTCACCTCTTTGGGTGACTGGGTAACTAGACTCAATGGTACAACTTATGGTGGAGTAACCGGACAAGGACCAACTGGTGGTTGGAAAACAGATTGGTATTCTGCATATAATTACTTGACATATGGTGGTGCTCTAAACATAGCAGAATCAGCAACTACATTCTTTGATACCTCTATTCTTCTAGATTCTGTCTTCACATCAACTCTAACTCAATCACAAGCAACAGCAGTCGAAAACACTGTCTCGGATAGAGCAGATTTAGTTGGAATTATTGGTGTAACTTACGCAGGATATACCGCCGGTGGCACCGTACCATCGGGTGTAACTTCCTCATTCACCCTAGCAGCAGATTCGAATATCTTTGCTGTTGGTGGAGAAAAAGTTATGTTGGGTCTTTCAAATAGCACAGTTGGCGAAAACTTTGTAACCATTCCACTCGCTTCTGATGCCGCTGGTTGCTTTGCTAGAACGGATAGAGATGCAAATGCTTGGTTCTCACCAGCAGGAACCCGCCGAGGTAGAATTCTTAACACAGTTCGTTTGATAAAAAATCCAAAGAACCTAGAACAAGATTACCTTTATACAGCCAAAATTAACTCTGTAATTGGAGTACCGGGTGAGGGAACATTCTTGTTTGGTGACATAACTCAAGAAGGAACTGCTTCTTCTTCTCTAACTAGAGTTAATGTAGTTAGACTCATCAATTATATCAAGAAGGTTTTAGGAAATACTGCAAGAACAGTTCTATTCGAAGTAAATGATTCTGCAACTCGTTCGTTGTTTGGAAATGCTGCAAACGGATTCCTTCAAACCATCAAAGAAGGAAGAGGTTTGTTTAACTACAGAGTAGTTTGTGATGAAACAAACAATCCAGCAAATATCATAGACGCAAATCAATTTGTTGCCGATATTTACATTCAACCAACCAAGTCCATCAATTACGTTAAAATTACTATAACTAATCTAAATACTAGCGTACAACTATAAGTAATTTAACACACGGAGAAATAACACATGAGTATTCATTCAATCTCAACATTTACTAGTAATTTTAACGGAGGAACAAGACCAAACCGTTTTAGAATTACTGGTTCAATTCCAGGCCTTGGAAACGCACAAGCATTTCATGAAACAGGTATTTACTGCTTGGCATCAACAATGCCCGAAAGCACAGTTGGTATAATTCCAATTCCATTTCGCGGAAGAATTTACAAATTTCCAGGCGATAGGCAATATTCTGAATGGAATGCAACACTCTTAGATGATACAGGAAATAATGCAACTTGGCAACTTTGGCACGAATGGTCACAAAGATTTAATAGTCACGAAGACAACATTGCAGCAGATAGAACTCATATTTCAGAGTTCTGTGCTGATCTAACCATTGAACAACTAGATCACCAATCTGATGCAGTTATTAAATCTACTCAATTAGTCAATGCTTGGCCTGTTGTGGTTGGACCAATTGCATTTGACATGGGTTCAGCAAATACACTAACACAATTCCAAGTAACTGTTGCATATAGTCACTACACAAGTCCAACCGTAAGAAATCCGTAAGGATTAAGAAAGTTCTTATATTATGGCATTACCTGATATATTTGGGTTTAGTTTTGGTAAAAAGAAGGAGCAGGAACCTAATCTAGAATCAACTCAGATTCCAGTAACACCTGAGCCTTACGACGGAACTTATACATTTGAAACTGGAGGAGTCTTTGGTACATCCATTGACTTCTCCGGTTCTATTAGGGACGAGAATCAATTAATAAACCAATATAGGGGAATGGCACTACATCCAGAGGTAGATGCCGCTGTAGAGGATATAGTTAATGAATCTATTGTTTCTGGTGAAGACAGAAAACCAATCAAACTAAATTTGGATTATGTCAATCTACCAGATACAATTAAGACAAAACTATATTTTGAATACAATCAAATATTAAAACTTTTAGACTTTACAAACAAATCACACGAAATTTTTAGAAGATGGTATATCGATAGCAAAATTTATTATTATAAGGAAATAGATAAACAAAATCCACAAAAAGGATTGGTTTCTTTAATTCCTATTGATCCAGTAAAGATCAAAAAAGTAAGAAAGATTGAAAAAGAAAGATCAAGAGTAGCAAATGGTCAAATTATACCATTTGTAAAAAAGATCGAAGAGTATTATGTTTATACAGACACCGACAAGGAAGCATTATATCCAACTACACCATCTGGGTATAAATTTAGTGTAGATTCAATTTCTTACTGTCATTCTGGAATTGTTGATGCTGTAACAAAACGAGTAGTTGGATATTTGCAAAAAGCAATTCGTCCATTGAACATGTTACGGCAAATTGAAGATGCGGTTGTAATCTATAGAATATCTCGCGCACCTGAACGTAGAATTTTCTATGTCGATGTTGGTAACTTACCAAAACAAAAAGCCGAGCAATATCTTAGAGAGATAATGAATCGGTATCGCAACAAATTAACTTATGATTCTGCTACCGGACAAATAAGAGATGACAGAAACCATCTTCATATGTTAGAAGATTTCTGGATGCCTAGAAGAGAAGGTGGTCGTGGTACTGAAATTACCACTCTAGATGGTGGTCAAAACTTGGGAGAAATGGAAGACGTTCTATATCTCCAAAAGAAACTCTATAGAGCACTAAACGTTCCTATCTCTCGTCTTGAATCTGAAACAGGATTCAATATGGGTAGATCAGCAGAAATAACAAGAGATGAAGTTAAGTTCTATAAGTTTATAGAAAGACTTCGTTTGAAATTTGCATCTCTGCTAACAGATCTTCTAAAAACACAAGTTATTCTCAAGGGAATAATGACTGAGGAAGAATGGAATAAAGTTCAACAAGATATTGCATTTAAATTCAACAAAGATTCATATTTTAACGAACTAAAAGAAAACGACATACTTCGTGACCGCTTAGAGATGCTAAATAATCTGTCGGTGTTTGTTGGAAGATATTACTCAGATGAATTCATCCGAAAGAATGTCTTAAAGCAAACAGACGAAGAGATTATTGAAATTAACGGTCAGATTGCTAAAGAACAGCAAGAAGCCTTAATCAAAACTGTGGAACAACAACAACAGATGTTGGCTTTGGGAATTCAACCACAACCAGAAGAAGGCGAACAACAATAATGACTCTTAGACCAGAATTCACTGCGCTTATCTCAGAAGACAAAGAAGCATTCAAAACCGAATTGACTTCTTTGATTCAAGTTAAGTTAACTGAAAAGATGGGTGAATTATACGTTAAAGAATGTGCATTGCTGTTCGAAAAGACTAAAGTTTTACCAAAGAAAAAAGAAGAAAAAGTAGAAATCCAAGAAAACACCGCAGTTGTTTATATGCCAATTGACGAGATCAATAACGCTATAAACACCAACAGAACTAACTGGATGGTTGCTAAGGATGGTTCTCAACTTGAAGTAACCCCACAAATGGCAAAATATTTGGCAGAACTTTACAAAACTCTAAATAATTCACATAAGGACAAGTTAGTAAACCTCATTCTTGAATCCGATCATGGATTTAAGAAAGCAGTAAAAACTGCGGAAAAGTTATACCGGAGATAAAAATGGACACCAATAACCTAATCAAAAGCGTAATTCAAGAAAACATCGTAGAAACCAAAAAGATCGCCCATGAACTTCTAATGCAGAAGTTATCCGAAAGACTTCAATCGAAGTTTGATGAGTACGCTCCCGCTAATTTCCTAGACGAGTCTGAAGAGGTTGAAGAACAACCAGATTCAGTAGAAGCCGAAAATGAAGAAGAAGAAATTGATGAGGAAATCAATTCTCGTCGTGCTGAACTAGCCTCTTTGTTGGAAAAGAAAAAGCACAAGAAAGAAAAAGAGGAAGAGGAGAAAGAGGAAGAAGACGAGGAAGAGAAGGAAATGGGTGAGTATGGACACGATGACGAGGAAATGGGTGAAGATGGACTTGTTTATGAAGACGAGTGCGAAGACTGCAAAGAACAAGAAAATGATGCAGAACAAATGAACAAGAAAGCCTTTGGTATCGCCGAAGGACTTGTTGGTAAACAACACAAACTAGATGTTGCTAAACCAAAGGGAAAACTTACTTCCGCTGATTTCAAGGCACTAAGAAGTAAAAGAAAAGGAAAGAAAAATTAATGAAACTCATTACAGAAACAATAGAAGATATTAATTACCTCGTAGAAGGCACAGGTGATAAAAAGTCCCTCTTTATTGAGGGAGTCTTTATGGTTTCTGATGAGGTAAATCGAAACGGTAGAGTCTATCCATATGATACTCTAAACAAAGAGGTTGGAAGATATATTACCGAATTCGTACATTGCAATCGTGCCTTTGGTGAACTTGGTCACCCATCGGGTCCAACTGTTAACTTGGATAGAGTTAGTCACAGAATCATTATGTTAGAGTTCCGTAAGAACAAAGTTTACGGAAAGGCTAAGATAATGGAAAATACTCCAATGGGTAAAATTGCATATGAACTAATTAACGAGGGAGCAAAACTTGGAGTTAGTTCTAGAGCAATGGGTTCATTGGTTGAACAAAATGGTAAGAAAATAGTTCAAGGTGATTTGATGCTTTCTGCTGTTGACATCGTTGCAGATCCATCTGCTCCCGGTGCATTTGTCAATGGAATCATGGAAGGCAAAGAATGGGTTTGGAACAATGGATCTTGGTTGGAAAAAGATCTAATTGAAGCCAAAAACATGATTAAGAAAACATCATCAAAAAATCTAGAGAAAAAAGCATTAACACTGTTTGAAACATTTATCAAAAATCTTTAATGCTTCGTTTTTCAAAATACATTTCTGAACAGCCTGTCTCTGGTGCAGAGGCGGCCGCGGCGGCCAGAGCAAGAACATCTGGAGTCGAAGATATAGATCTAGATGTGTCTTCTCCTGCAAATCAAGCAAGAAGATTGCAAGACATCAGAAGTGGTAGATTTGCATCAACAACAAATTTGTCTGCTGTAGAGAGATCGTTGATGCAGCCAAATCCACGCAATACACAAAATCGCAGGACTGGTAATGTAGTAATTGATCCAACAGAAAACCCAACTTTTTTTAATAACAACCCATTAGTAAATACAGCAAATTTAGGCAGATCTATTAATTCCCAGAGAAATAGAATTGAAGGAGGTTCAGAAGTAAATGTTCCTCCTATGTTAGATCCTTCCGTTTTAGGAAGACCCGCTGTTAGTGCCGCATTGGGAAGAGAGGGAAGAACTCCTACCCAATTTGCTGTTCCTCAAACAGTCGGAAACCAAGGAACTGGTTTTAGTGGTGTTGGTATAAGAGCACAAAATAGACAAGCCGCTGCTGCACGACTAGGACAAATTCAAACATCAAAAGGAATGGGTATAATGAGGACCCTACTTGGTGCTGTTGCTTCTTCGATGCAAAGACAAGACATTAAAGCAAGAAAATTTGGAGCGAGCGATAGAGC